ATGGAGCCCGCGAAGCAGCTCTTCGCCACGCTGAACCTCCTCGCGGATCAGGTCAGAAAGATCGTTCCTTTATTCGAGTTCATCGGCAAGATCTTTCAGATGATCCCGGCCCCCATCATCGAGGCGTTCATGGCCTTCGCGGCCATGAGCACGGTCATGAAGGTGGTGGCAAGCGGCCCGGGGCAGCAGCTTCTCGAGACCATCGGCCTGAACACGGACGCCCTCGGCGCGATGGCGGGGGCGGCGCGCTTCGTCATCCCCGGGATCGTGGCGGTGGGGGCGGCCTACAAGTCCAACTTCATGGGCTTCAAGGACGCGGTGCAGCCGATCGTCCAGTTCCCCAACATGATCAAACAGGGCTTCGACCTGGCCAAGGTACAGGCCAGCCAGGGCACCGAGTCGCTCAAGGGATCCTTCGCCAACATGTCCGAGGCGATGCGCACGGACATGATCGAGATGCAGGAGTCGTCGGGCAGCTTCGCCGTGGCCATCGGACAGCAGCTGTATACCCTCACGTCCACGGCGCTGCCCCAGATCGACCTCTTTATCGGAGGGTTGGCCACTATCGGCCCGGCAATCCGCGACATGTTCAGCGGCAACATGGAGGTGGGTCTGGCGAGGTTGCAGGGGGCCGTGGGGGGAGCGGTTCAGGGGCTGACTGACGCCTTGCAATCCGGGGTGGACTTCATCGGTGGCATCTTCGACACCCTTGGAAACACCGTGGGGGCCAAGGCTGGCGAGATCGGCAACAAGGCTGCCGAGGGGATCTCGGCCATTATCCCGAAGCTGCTCGAGGGTCTTGCGGGTCTTGCCCAGGGCATCGCTGGCGCCCTGACCAGCGCGCTGGACTCCCTCAAGGAGAGGATTCAGGGTAAGGGCAAGGAGATCGGGGAGAACCTCAGGGAGGCCTTCAGCAATCTTGATCCCCAGGCGGTGGGTGCTGGCCTTATGGGCATGGTGGCCGCCATTGTGTCCGGGGTCGCCGAGGCTTTCAGATCGCTCATCGGGATCTTCACGACAATCTGGGGGGAGATCGGCTCGCTCATAGTCGAGATCGCACCGCCCATCCTGGATGGACTGGCCTCGATGCTGAATGGAGTAGCCGAACGGCTCCCGGACATGTTCATCGGCCTGGTCGAGGCCGGGGTGGGGGCGATCGACGACACCATCAAGGAATGGGCTCGCTGGCTCGGGATGGCTGACGAGCAGTTGACCACCGAGGGGACCTCGGCCATCGCAGAAGCCGGGGGGAACCTGGTAGGCGCCCTGAGGAACGTGCTGGAGTCCGTCTGGTCCGCATTGGGCGAGGCGGTCGAGATCTGGAAGACCCACTGGGCGGAGTGGGCGCCTGTGCTTGGGGCGTTGTGGGATCGGGTCAGGCCGTACCTGGAACGCTTCGTCAACTTCATGCTCCAACTATTCGGTCGTCTCTGGGCGTTCCTCGCGCCTACACTCGCCAAGATTGCCACCAAGATATGGACGGCGATCTGTGAGTGGGTGGGTCCCAGGCTGAAGCAGCTCTTCCTCCGAGTTCTCATGTTCTTCATCACGTTTGGTATGTCCGAACTCAGTATCGGCGGCGTGAAGCTGGGAGAGGCGGCCTACAAGATCGGCGGATGGATTGCCAACAAGTTCAAGGACGGACTCAACGCGCTCAACCCCGTGAACCTGATCAGGAACTGGATGAACGGGAATGGGGCTGGTGCCGGTGGCGGTGGCAGTATCTACGGTGCGGATTACATAGCAGGAGCGGGTGGTGGTGGGGGGCCACAGATCGACTTCGCTCCTCAGATAGGGAGCGCTGTCAAGGCGGCGGGAGCGAAGGCTTCTGATTCGCTGTGGGCAGAGCTTAGGAAACTCGGGGGGCAACTCCGGGATGAGTTCCTTGGCCCCGGAGGCGAGAACTCTCCTCTTCCCTCGGCGGGCGAGTTGGTTGCCGGAGGTATCGAGGGTGGTGGCACTGGGAAGGGTCCGAAGGAGCCCAAGGGCGGTGGGGGCGACAAAGGCGAGAAGCAGAAGGAGGATCCGCTCCAGATCGCCATGCAGGCGATCCAGAACGTAGCCTCTGGGATCAAGGCCGGGCTCGAGGCAATGAAGTCCGTGTGGACGGAGTTCATCGGGGCGCCGCCCGATGAGATGATGGCCGAGGTGTTCGCCTCGATGCAGAAGGTACTGGATGGGGCCATCGTAGTGGCGGCTACCATCAACCCGACCAAGGCCATTCAGCTCAAGGAGGGCCTCGACTTCGCCAACTCGTCCATGGGCCTCCTGAAGAACACCGTGGACACCATGAACGCGGTGGTCAAGGTCCGAGTTCCATCCCAGGCCCAGATCGAGCAGGTCTTCGCCATGGCCACTCGGGTGGGCGAGTTGTCCCAGGAGATGATGGGGCAGTTCGACCTTGGTGCGGGTGCAAGTGGCGATGCCGCAGGGTTGCAATCAGCCGTCTCGAAGATCACGCTCTCCAAGGACTTCGCCGACTCGATCGGGACGTGGGCCGGAGTGCTTGCCCAGCTGGCGGACGCGACCACGGGCATCGCGCGCGCGCGCACGGACGTGGACTTCGCGGTCCTGGGAACGTTCTTCACCGATCTCATGAAGATGTCGCTGTCCGTGGCTGACAGCATCGGCAAGACCAACTCGGCCCTGGTGCAGTCCATGACGTTCTCGAAGACCTTGGGCGAGGGCGTCCTGGTCTGGGCGGACGTGCTGGCGGCCATGGGTGACGGACTCAAGGCCATCCAGGAAGCGGTCATCCCGGCCGACCTCACGAACGTCGAAGGGCTGGTGCAACAAGTTGCCGACATGGGCAACAAGATGACCACCGACTTCAAGACCCTCCATGGTGATCAGTTCCTGCTGGCTGCCGAGGACCTGAAGTTGGTTGCCGATGGGGTGACGGCTTGGGTCGAGCCCCTGACCAACACTGCGGAGTTGATGGACAAGCTCTCCGACGTGCGGGCCGACGTGTCCATGGGCGCGGTGGCCGCGTGGCTTGATGACCTGATCGTGGTTGCTCAAGAGGCTACGGCCAAGTTCGCCGGGCCGGAGATCCTGCGAGTCACCGACGACCTGAAGGCGGTTGCCGAGGGAATCGGGGCGTGGACGGAACCACTGACGGGGGCCGCCGAGGCAGCCGAGGCGATCTCCAAGGTCGCTCCCTCCATGGTTCGGGTCGAGGGCTTCGGCGAGCTTCTCGGGAAGATCGAGGACATCATCTTCGAGGTCTCCGGCGACCGCATCAAGGTTCTCGGGGACCGGGCAGTGATCGCAACCCAGCTCACGGCCGATCTGGCCGAGTCCGTGGGCAAGTGGCTCGAGGTCTTCACCGATCTGGGCAAGGCCATGGAGTCGGTGCAGGTCCTCGCTCGCATCAAGTCCACTCAGGGCACCCTGCGCGGACTCGAGGAAGCTCGGACGATGCTGGATGCGATCGGGGCCATCGTCTATCACTTCCAGTCCATGCTCCAGGGTGGCGCGGCCACCATGCTGAAGAACACCCAGGACTGGGAGGACATGCAGGTCCTGGCCGAGACCTTCGAGAAGTGGATTGAGCCCCTCACCAAGTTGGCCTCCGCGCTGACCGAAGTGAACAAGCTCCGCGAGCTGGATGACATCGACAAGATCATGGCCGGTGCCGTGGGGGTCATGCAGACGATCGCCACCCAGTCGTGGACCTTGATGGCCGAGTCCATCAATCTGCCAGGCTTCCAGGAGTTCCAGAATCGCAGCCAGGCCGTGGCCTCTACCTTCGAGGCGTGGATTGGTGTGTTCTCCTCGATGGGCGAGTTCACCATGGCCCTCCGCAAGACCCGGGCCGAGCAGCTGAATAGAACAGATGTACTACAGCAGATGGTCTCCGTGATGGAGACCATGGGCTCGCTTCTCTGGGGGACCGCGGAAGAGCCGGGGATCGTGCAGGCCGTCTCACGCGGGGCGGACGCTCAGGCCCTTCAGGACCTCAGCCAGGCCGTGGCATCCACCGTGGGCGTCTGGATCGACGTGTTCGCTGGCGTGGCGCGGATCTCGCGCGAAGTTCCCGTCTACCGGGACAGTACGGCTATCCTCCCGGCCATCGAGGGCTTCATGGAGATCCTGGTTGGCCTGAGTGACAGCGTGACCGAGGCCCTCAAGCGACTGCACCCCGGTGATCCTGGTGGCGCAGCAGACCTGATGGGGAACGTGGCCAGCATGCTCGGCGGCTGGGCCTCGGCACTCAACTCCATCTCCGAGACCAGTCGCAAGATCATCACCTTCGTGCAGCCCACGGCGGGCGAGTGGCGCAAGATCACCACCTCCATGATGGATCTGTGGAACAACTTCAAGGGCTTCGCCACGCGGTTGGTTCCCGATCTCGTGGAGTGGAGTCTTGAGACCGAGCCGCGCATGGCCGAGTGGGCCAAGGCCGTGAGCAGCATCTCTAGCGTGGTGCAGAGCGTCCTCGGTCTGAACACCTACTCGTTTGTCATGCCGATCCAGCAAGAGTGGGATCGGGTGATCACGGCGTTCAATGATCTGTGGCGTCAGTTCCATCTCATGGCCGAGCAGTTGATGCCCAGCCTGGTGGTGGATGCCCAAGAGGTTGCCGCCAAGTCGAAGGCCTTCTCCGAACACCTGAAGGACCTCACCGACGTTGTGGCCAGCATCCAAAAGCTGGTGGTGCTCCCCGAAGAGACAGCCTATTTGTCCAAGGAGGCCCTCGGGATCCTGCGCGAGAACATCTCCATGCTCATGGAGGAGTTCGAGGGCATGGCCAGGGACTGGGCTGGTCAGTACAGGGTCCCCGACGCGGTAGCGGACAACATCAAGTCGTGGAGCGAGACCGTCAAGGTGGTGCTGGACGCCATCTCCCGGGCATTCGAGATCACCCAGGCGCTCTCCGGTGAGCTTGTTCCCAAGCTGCCGCGGCAAGGCACCCTGGCGATGATCAAGCGCACCATCACCACGACTCTCCAGATGTTCCAGGACCTCTACGCCGAGTTCGATCCTCACAGGAACGATCAGGCCGCCCGACCTGCCGGATTCTCGGTGTGGGACATGGTGGCCCTGCCGCTGGGTATGACCGATCCGCAGCGCACGGCGCTCGAGAAGGATCAGCTCCTCGGACAGCTCAAGGGTTTCTCCGACGCCCTGGGGTCCGTGATCAACGCCACCAACGGCATCATGAGCATGCTGGTGAACTACGCTGACACCGGCCACAAGCTCTTCAATCTGAGCCAGACCGCCAAGAACATCCTGATGCAGGGTATCCGCGATGTGGTGGACCTCTTCGCTTCCATGGCCGATGAGTACGATCAGGGCACGCTCGAGAGCCGCAAGCTGATCGGTCGAGTGGCGGAGTTCGCCTCCAACGTGAACACCATCGTGGCGCCCATCAAGACCATCATCGAAGTGCTCACGGCGGTGGACGAGTTCCTCTGGGAAACACTGACCATCGAGTCGGCGGGGAGCAAGGCCATCGGTGGGGCCCTGGGTGCCGGAGCCAAGGATCCAGCGCGGCGGCGCAACCCTGATGCGGTCACCGCTTCTGGCAAGTGGCGCTTCCGTCGCATGTACGACATCACCAGGGAGAGCATCAAGCGAGTCCTGGCCACGGCTAAGATGTTCCTCGATGAGGTCTCCCAGCTCATGAAGGATATGCGCACCGAGTTCGAGAACTGGGACCCCGAGGGAGAGTTCGAGAAGTTCCAGGCCGACGTGGCTGGCTTCATCGAGATGGCCGCCAGCGCGGCGGGCATGGTGAAGTCGGTGTCGGAGGCGATTCAGTCCCTGATCGACAGCTCCCTCACCGTCTCGATCCTGGGCTCCAACAGTGGCATGGGCAAGCAGCTGGCCAGCGACTGGTGGATCGGTGTCCGCGAACGCTGGATGAACGAGCAGGCAAAGCAACTCAAGGAGAGCTTCAAGCGGCAGCTTCGCATCATCGTGGACGCCATCAAGGAGGCCTTCAAGGAGTTCGATGCCGAGGGCGGCATGCCCGACCCGATGATGCTCCAGCGCATCGCCGACATGACCCAGGCGATCACCTCGGTGGCCAACTCGATCACGCGCCTCATGGAGATGCCCACGATCGACATGGCCAAGGTGACGGCCCTGGTCAAGGCCAGCCAGGAACTGGCCAAGGTGGAGCTGCCTCCCTGGGCGTTTGGCACGGGGGTTGGGGTCAACACCAAGATCATCGAAGACCTTGTGGCCATGCTCCAGATCATCATGGACCTGGACGTGGACCCCTTCGTGCGCAACGTCGAGGTCATCATCGACGCCCTGAACCGACTCTTCAGCGCACTCAACGGAGGAACGGGCGGGGACTACGAGATCAAGATAGGCGGCTCTACCGGCGAGTTCGAGGCGGCTCTTGCCCCGGTGCTCCAGGAAGCCATTGTCGCCGCGGCGCGGCAAACCGCCGATGTGTTCGCTGGCCAAGTGGCCATTCTCATTGGTGGGGAAGGCGGACCACCCACCCCGAAGAAGCCGGGTGATTCTGGGACCCTGGGCCCCGGGTCGGGTACCCCCATCCTTGGCGCCGGAAGTGGGCGACAGATTGGCTCCCCTGTCGTGGATGTCGAGCGCCTGGTCACCACTCTTGTGGGTAGTTTCAGAGATGTGATCCGCAGTGACTTTGAGCAGGCGATCATCAAGGCCTCCACGGTGGTCGGCGCTGGATCCGGACACCATATCGGCGCCCCCAAGGCACCAGGCGACGAGGGGATTCAGGGCCCGGGGAGTGGGCACCATATCGGTGCTCCAGTTGTGGATGTCGAGCGATTGGTCACCACTCTTGTGGGTAGTTTCAGAGACGTGATCCGCAGTGACTTTGAGCAGGCGATCATCAAGGCCTCCACGGTGGTCGGCGCTGGATCCGGAAGGCAGATTGGCGCCCCCAAGGCACCAGGCGAGGATGCAACCCAGGGCCCCGGGAGCGGGCACCCTATCGGTGCTCCGGTAGGCGAGTACCTGGAGAAGGTGCTGAGCGCCTCGGTAGCTGAGATCGCTCTCGATCTTCCCGGGGCGATCACTCAGGCCATCTCTACCACCCCTGGCCTGGAGGGCTTGATGCCGGTGACGATCACCGTCGAGGCGGATGTGGACGTGGCGGTAGAAGTACAGCCGCCCGATCTGACGGCCAACATCCTGTTCCCCAACTCGGCTCTCGAGATCATCGCCGCCCTGGTAAAGCAGGACCCGACACCGGCACAGATCTCCACCTCCAGCATAGTTGGATCAAGGACCAAGAGGCCATGAGCGAACTCGAGCTGACATTCAACGGCACAGCCATAGACGCTTCCACCTCCGACTACACCAGGAAGTTGTACGGTGCCCCTATCTTTGGCGGGCGGGCAGCTGCTGGCGCGGACGTGGAGTACCCGGGATTCGGGGTGGCCCTCACCGGAGCCATTCAGCCACAGATCATGCAGTGGAGCTTCATGGTGGAGCTGACATCCCTGGATGCCAGCGGCACCACTGGCTTGCGCCGACAGTTCGACCTGGCGGAGGATCTGGCGAAGCTCCTGGACCCCGAGCTTGGCGAGGTCAGTGCGCTATTCACCAGGAAGAACGCCTCCGGCACTGACGTAGAGCGATACCTGCGCACCAAGGTGCTCACCGCTCCGATCTGGAACTACGGCCCCAAGGGGGGCATGGATGGGGTACGTGTGGCGGCCTACTCACGCTACACCATCCCCTGCGAGTCGAGGTATCCCTACTTCATCGCCAATGCCGCCTCGTTTGACGACGAGATCGACCTCGTTACCACCTGGGAGGTCTACAACCCCGGGCATCGCTGGACTGGATTCCGCCTTGAGGTAAACACGGGCACTACCTATGACGGCGACACGGTGACCATCACGGACGACGCCGACGCCACCAATACCATCGACATCTACTTCCCCAACGGGCTGGATGGATCCGTTGGTGCGGTGCTTGAGTGGTGGTATCCAGCTGCCACTCTGGGCAACCCCCTCGGCGTCCGATCGTTCGATGGCACCGCCCGAGGGGTGGCCGTGCCAACGCCGGGGGCCTGGCTGAACCTTGCCGCCGACACAACGACTGATCTGAACTTCTCGGTATCGGGTGGCTCATCTGGGGACACCAAGCTCCAGTTCACCGTGGTTCCGATCTACTACTCGCTATGATCCGCCCGATCGACGCCTTCCGCGCCACCTACTGGCTGGCTCTCAAGCACAAGAGCCGGGCGTATGGCTATGAGCTGTGGCAGTACGATGACTTCTCCTGCGATCATGGCAAGTACGGAGAGGGCAGCGCGTCGGTGACCCTTGACCCCCGGAGTAACGACATCCCATGGACTGACGTTCTCTCGGACCTGTACGGCTGGTCGCTGGACATGGGGATCCTCAACTCCACCAAGACTCTATGGAAGGGCCCGGTACTCCAGCTCAAGTTCGCACACGGATTGGGAACGCGCATCACCCTGGAGTGCGAGACCTTTATGCACCACCTGGCCAGAAGGCGGATTGGCGTCTCGACCAACAACGCCAAGCTCTCAGACGCAGTTACCCAGGTCTACGCCGGGGACATGCTTGAGACCATCTGGGGTCTCGCGCTCGAGAATCCGAGCACCGTCAGCGGGTACCCGTGGACCGAGCGCGATGTTATGACGCCATGGACGGCTGTCCTCGGGACCGCCGACAACGGCAATCAGTTCTACATGGAAAACGAGTCGGGCTCCAACCTCTGGGACTTCACGGTGGACATGTGCGAGCGCGGGGACCTGTATACCAAGCTCACCGAGTCTCCGGCTGGCACATTCCAATACGACTTCGCCTCACCCTATGCTGGCACGGATCGTTCTGCCTACATCGTGTTCACCAATCGCAATGGTCTCCTGCGGGCCGTCCAGCGCACCATCGACTTCTCGGCCCTCTGCAACACGTTCCAGTTTCGCGGCTCCGGCAAGGAGGACGGTCAGGTTATCTACTGGTACGGCAACACCCCCTCCAAGACCACCTATGGCATCTTCGAGGATGGTGATACCGAGGCCGGTGCTGATGATACCAACACTGGGGGCGACCTGGCCGAGTATCTCGCCAAGGGGGACCCGATCCAGACCTGGGAGATCGACGTGGTGGCCGATGACGAGTACCGCTTCGGCATCGACTTCGCCCACCGCGACCTGATCAGCTTCCACCACACCGACATGGAGATCTTCGGTGGACTGAGTGGAGGCGGGGGTGGTGGGGTGGTGACGGGTAGGGTCATCGGGTGGAAGTGTGGCTTCGAGGCGGGGCGAGCCATCTGGACGTTTGTACTCGGGGAACCTCCCAGGAACTACTTGGGAGAGCTGTGGCAGAGAGTTGGCATGGCGGGCGGGCGCATGGCGGCAGGCGTCAGGCGAACCAAGGGAGGCTGGTGATGTCACGAGTTCTCGATAAGATCATCGAGCCAGGGCCCACTACCATGGCCGAGGCCCTTCTGGTCTTGATTGGACTCCTGCGGGGGGTGGGGATCCTGTTGTTCGATGGGGTCACTCCTAACACCCCGGCATTCCGCTTGGCACTCGAGATCCTCCCGGCCACCCTCTGGGCATGGGTGCTCATCCTGCTTTCGGCAACCTTGATGGTTGCCCATCGCAAGTGCTGTAGGCTCTACAGATACAGCCTTGTGTCAATCTTCGTGTACTGGCTCTTGTGGCTCGGACTCTCCCTTGCGTCGGCGAGGTCGATCACGGTCCTCCCGCTCCTGGTCCCGTGGGTGGCATGTTGCATGGCAGCAGCCTGGATTTACCTCGTTCACTCGTGGGGGGGCGATTGTGGATCCCGAGACCGCTAATACCGTCATCATCGCCCTGGTTACCGCACTCACAGGCAACATCGGCTTGCAGCTCCTCAAGATGCTCGGGGAGCGGCACAAGGAACAGCGCGAATCCAGCAAGCAGGTTGTGGATAACGAGCTTGCCCTCAGCGGAGGGTGGGAGAAGCTCTACACACAGGCCCTCGAGCGCATCGAGAGGCTCGAGACCACCATTGCCACCCTACAACAAACCGAGTCGGAGTTGCGCGCCGAAAATGTGGCTCTCAAGTTGCGCATAGCAGCCCTGGAGGCCCTACAGCGAGGCGAGAAATGACGACGCTGACATACGAGAACTACCTCGAGATCCAGGAGTTCAAAAGGGACTACGGTCGGAGCTTCAGGTGGGACGAGGTGGCGTCCAGGTACGGATTCAACAGCGGGGAGGGGATTCGATCCGCCTTCCGCCGCATCCGTGAGCAGATGACAACCGAGGCCCCGCAAGGAACGCTTATCGAGGTAGCAGACCAGGGGCCAACGATCACCTCGCCGGTACGGGGACGAATCACGAGTCTCGAGGAGCTGCTGGCGGAGGCCAAGGTTGACCTCGCCGTCTGGCGGGTGACGAAGTACATCATCAACAAGTGGGAGGTGGGTACGGCGCTGCCGGATGGCACGGTGTGCGTCGAGCCACTCTTCCAGGTCAAGGCATGGCTGGCTCCTCTGGCTCCCATGGCCAGGTACATCGAGGCGGCGGAGAGCCTCAAAGCGGACATGCAAGGCTGGACTCCGCCTACATACTCGGCCATTCCGCACCCCAACGCATCTCCTGGATGTCTTCTGGAGATCTGCATTTCGGACTTGCATCTGGGCATGCTGTCCTGGGAACCGGAAGTCGGGGCCGACTACGACACTACGATCGCCGAGGAGTTGTTCCGCAACGCCATCCTGGATATTCTGGGGATGGTCAGCGGATTTTCAATCGAGGAGATAGTTCTGGTGCTCGGTGGAGACATCCTCCACGTTGACCAGACGATCGCGGGCGCGGGCGGGGCCACCAACCGCGGAACTCCCCAGGATGTGGATGGCCGCTGGCAGAAGGCGTTTCGCACGGCTCGCATGATGCTGGTGTCCTCGGTGGAGCTACTTCGTGTCGTGGCTCCCGTCAAGGTTGTGGTGGTGCCCGGAAACCACGATCTCGAGAGACTGTTCCACCTCGGCGACGTGCTTGCCGCATGGTTCAGGGAAGCCGAGGACGTGATGGTGCTGAACTCACCCGAGCCCAGGAAGTATGTGCGGTGGGGGCGGGTCCTTCTGGGATACTGCCACGAGAAGCTCAAGGACATGGGCATCCTCATGGCCAACGAGGTGCCCGAGATGTGGGCACAAACCGACCACCGGGAGTGGCATACGGCGCACGGTCATCGGGCCGCCCTTGAAGAATCTGGTGGGGTACGGATCCGGACCATCCCGGCCCTTGTCGCTGAGAACGCATGGTCGGCAGGCAGGGGCTATACTCACATCCGGTGCGCCGAGGCGTACCTGTGGCACAGGGACCAGGCCTTCATGGGGATGTTCAGCGTTCCGGCAAGGAGGAACCAATGACCAGGATGGGACTCCACCTCCACTCGACTGCCACCGCACAGGCCGTCATGAACTACGTGCGGCAGGTTCAGCCACCAATCATGAAGGCGATTGACCCCGATGACGCGCTGATCGCCGATTGTCGAGCCCTCTCGCCCAAGACTCGCTGGATCGGGCGGGTAGTTGCCGACCAGAACCTCAACGACTATGGGGCGTTCCAGGGTAGGGTCCTCTCCGCGGCTCGGGCTCACCCAGAGGTCTGGGGCTGGGAGGGCATGAACGAGGTGGCCGTGCGAGCCAAGGACCTGCGAGCTTTCACTCAGGCCGAGGTCGGATTGGCGAAGCGCCTCAACGAGATGGGCCGTGCGGCGTGCATCGGCGGCTTCAGCACCGGCTTCGTCGAAGGTGACGACTTCAGCTACATGCGCACCGGCTGGGAGTACCTCCAGGCCCATCCAGACATCGCGGTGCTCCACTTCCACGAGTACAGCGCCCCCTACGTGCAGTATGCCTGGCAGACACCAGACGGCAAGAACCAGTACCCCCCAGGGGGCTCCTGGACGGGCATGTCACTGGATCGCGCCCAGTTCATGACCCCGGGGATCGAGGGGTGGCTCACCCTGCGCTACCGCAAGTTGCGGAAGCGTCTGGTAGACGCGGGCTTCGATCGCGTTCGGTTCGTCATCACGGAGTCGGGTATCGACGGGGGCGTGACTCAGCGACCAGGACCCGGTGGTGGGGGCTGGGCCGACTTCCAGCAGCCCGAATGGACCGGGGGCGCTGCCGGGAACTACGCCAAGCAGCTCTACTGGTACTGGTGGCAGATCAGCCAGGATCCCTATGTGATAGGTGGCGTGGACTTCGGGAACGGAACGCTCGATCCTCACTGGCTCACCTGGGACCTCACGAGACAGCCATCCATGCTCGAGCAGGTGATCGGGGTCATGCGCACCCTGCCCGGGGAGGTCGTGGCCCCTCCGCCAGTGACCACCATCGACATCGCCAAGGTCCGCGCCACGGCTACGAGCGAGCAGTGGGCCCGGGGGATTCACCTCAATGCCTCCGCGGCCCTGCTCAGGTCCATGCTTCAGGATGGCATGTCGCCTCTCACAAACGAGTATGCCTACAGCGATGCGTCCGGGGACTACACCGCCCAGCTGGCAGGCGAGCCGGTGCCCTTGGTGGCCGGGGAGATCCACCTGATTCCCTCCCGAGTCTACCTCTGGCATCAGTCCAGCGGCAAAGTGATCAAGGTTGGGATGTAAGTCGGGGGTTGAAATACCGCCCAGGGGTGGTATAATACTGAGTAAGTGGTTCTGACAGAACGGAGCGCACCATGGTGTACGTGATGGTCATTCTGACCGCCCTGCTGGCCCTCGTCCTCCAGACGGAGGGGGAGTCCTGGCCAGCCCTGCTTCTGACCGCATTGGCCACCCTCTTCGCTATTCCGGCCATCAACTCCTTCGTCACCGGCCTTCTGCGGCGCTTCACTGACGCCACCGGCCTCAATCCTCGCATCCTGGTCTACATCGTCACTGGCGCCGCCGCCCTGATCTACATGATCAAGATTCCGCCCGACCTGCCGATGTTCGACTCGGCCAATCCCTATGAGTTCGTGACCGCGTGGATCCTCATCGTCATCTCCTGGGCCGAGCTGGCCAAGAAATACTACGACCTGGTACTCCTCAAGATCCCACTGATCAATCCTCGCGCCAACGGCGGCGGTACGCACTGGCGCACCGCACGCACAATGCGCTATCCATAGCGAACTCCTCCGCCCGTCATTCCACCCCCACAAGGCCCCCAACTGGGGGCCTTGTGGCATTTACGTGATATAACTCGTAGTACACGATATACGCGATATACATGTCCGCGCTCTATTTCCCCCTGCTTTTCCCTCCCTCCCTCCCTCCCTCCGTTTCTTGATTCTCCTGCCCGTTATCCTGCCCGTTATCCTCCCGCTATCCTGCCCGTTATCCTCCCGCTATCCTGCCCGTTATCATCCTGGCTTTGCATTCTACCTTTGCCATGCTATCATACCCTTTAGCAGTCTTCTCTAGACTGCCGACAACATTACCCGATTCTATCACAACAAAGGACGGTGGCACAATGGTGAAGACGTGGCAGTATGAAGTAGAATTGGCCGACGGAAGTTATCTACAATTCTCCGATAATGTGGGCGAGAATATCGGAGCAAGGGAAGCCTACAATGCCGCTATCGAGCATAAGTCTGATACAATTTGGATAATATTCTGCGACGGTAATGCGGAGGAATGCGACCTGGCAGAGTTTTACCGATTCTGCCTTGCAACCTACGTAACCCTATCATGGGGCACGGTCCGGATTGACGACACTACCTCAGCGGACCATAGCAGAATCGCGCACGACATACCCGCGAACGATACAATCCCCGCGCGCGCGCCCGCGAACGATACAATCCCCGCGCGCGCGCGCCCGGATAGAATCGTTCGCGTGCGTGAGGTAGCGCTACACGTTCGGCCGATTCTCCGGCGCTTTGACCCTTACGCTATTACGGTAGTGTCAGATACGTTTATGCTAGGTTGCGCATAAATAGAATCAGCATATCACACAATGTCATATCGAACGTTTGTTCTATTGACAGCGTGTGGTATGCTTGTCTCAGGCTGCAAAGCCTACCGATTGACGGTAGCGTGTTACAACAACACGCTACCGTCAATCGTTGTAACGCTAGGACGTGATAGCGTGAGGATGCCGCTACCACGGATAACGTTAGCGTGAGGATACCACTAACGTTATGTGACCGTTGGCCTAGTGGTCGAGCGAATCACTAGGACGGTAGCGTAAATATGACTTCGGGATGAACCCGACGGGGCAGCCCTCGCCCGAAATCTGAGGGCCGCGGAGGATACCATGTCGCGCAATGACCGCCGCAAGGCGTCGCGCGCGAAGTGGGCCGCGATGGACCGTGAGCAGAGTATGTCCTGCTCGCCCGAAATGGGCGCATACCTGGCGCACCTATTGCACCAGGGGCCGCGCACTTCGGACGAGAAGCGGATGATGCTCACGGCCCGGCCGGAGGTCGTGCGCTTGCGCGTGCCCGACACGTACACTGGGGATATGTACGAGGTCGTGTCGGACCATGGCGCCACGATGAAGGAGCGCGTCCGCAAGTCTATCGTGGACGCGCGCCCGGCCCGGACCCGGCGTGTGCCGGAGTATGTCGCGCGCGGTAGCCGCGTGCGCGTGCTTCAGCCTGCGCTGCGCCCGACGCCCGCCCACCTGCGCCCGGTGCCCGAACCGAAGCATGATAGGCGCTGGCGCGTCAACTGGGTTGACGCTACCGGCGAGGTGTTCGCAATCGAATAGAGCGCCCAAGGGCGGCCCGTGTCGGGCCGTCCCTTGACGCGCGCCCAGACCACCTGATGCCGTGCGCATCGGGTGGCCTGGGCGCGCGTTTGCGTGCAGGAGAACGGAGGTAGTATGGCACATCAGGCGTACAGGGTGTGCCCGTGTCGCGACGGAGAGCAGAAGTTGTACCGCTTCTCCAATGGCTATGGCGCGTCAGTGGTGCGTCATAGCTTCTCATACGGGCACGAAGAGGGGTTGCGGGAGCTGGCAGTGATTCGGTTCGACAAGGCGGGTGAGTGGGACATCGTGTACGACACGCCAATCACGAGCGACGTGATTGGGAGCCTCACGCCCTCCGAGGTGGAGACGGTCCTAGACGCCATCGCGGCGCTGTAGGGGGGTCTATGGACTGGGACGCAGGCGATCCAGGGGATCTGATCGCCGAAGCCCGGCTCAAGACGGGCCGGGTCCAGGTGCGTCGCGTCAGGGTGGGGACTCGTCGATACGAGTTCTTGCTCCGGCGCGAGACTCGCAAGGGGTGGAGATGGCTCTCCACTCCCGATACGTCGCGGGCTGGTGCGGTATACCAGCTCTGCGAAATGCAGGTCCGTGAAGGATACAAGGAGGGACTGCGATGGAGTTGGTCCGCGTAAAGAGCGGGCCGTTCCGCAAGCGTCTCGCGCTCGCGGAGCGCCGCAATAGCTCGTGGGTCATGACCTTCGGGGGGTCGGGTGTGCGGGTCGTCGTCCCGGCCAGGCGGGTCAAGGTCATGAGGGTGCAAAAGGCGGCCTGATGGTCACAACGGCGGACCTGATCCGCCGAATGGGTGGGACCGTGCCGAACACGGACAATGACACAGGGATAGCGTTTGGCGCGGTCATGCAACACGACCTCGCGGACTGGGTGCTCGACGAGATCGAGACTCACGGTGAGTACGTGGGGATGTGCCAAGAGGGCGTGTGTGAGGACTGGGGCGATGCCTGCGAGACCTGTTCCGGGCCGGAGGGCGAGGACTTCCTCTACACCTACGACCAGCTCGTAGACGGGCCAGACGGCAAGCCGGGGCAACTCAAGATCGAGACGTTCTATCTGGGTGGAGCAATCCATCTGTCGGTGCAGGCGTCGCCCTGGGTGGCGCAGGTTCCGGAATGTTCGCCGTGCGTACCGTGCGCGGGGGATCTGGAGCCACCGTGTGAGCGGCCCAAGATGGAAAGCCGCAATGCGGCGCGCGCCCTGTTCGATGCGGTTCGGAGTGAGTTGGCGCGTGCGTGTCCGCTGATCTCGCCCTCGTCGTGGAGGCAGATTGGCACACGGCCTGCGCCAATCATGGTGCTGGCCTACGATCTCCCGCCAGACTGGTGGCGGGAGGACTGAAAAGGAGCGCAAGTGTGAACGTGCATGTGCAGGCGTTGGAATCGGTAGGAGTGGACCGCTGCGTATATGAGCCAGAGGGGCGCGTCCTCCGCATCCACTATGCGGATGGCCGGATCGTGCAGGTGCAGAACGCGCGGGTGGCGCATCCTGGTGCGCCACAGCACACGCTGAGGTATGCGGCGCGTCGCGCGGGAGTGCCGAGCTGCTAGCAGGTCACGGGCTGGGCTGGTGCCGGAGGCCGGGGTTCGATTCCCTGGGTGCCCGCATGGTAGCACAAGTGTTCTAGGGGGTGCTATGGCAAAGAGCAAGCGGCGACAGCTCCGCGAGGGGTACGCTTGGCCGGGCGGGTATCCGCTGTTTGGCCTTGCGGTTCAGAAGGACGGCCACGACAAGGCAGAGTACGTCATGTGCCCGAAGTGTGCCGGAAAGCGGGACTGGCTCGACCACCGCATCATCGCGGTGGACGCAAACTGGGAAGATCCGCTGCTATTCTGCGACTTTTGCAACGAGCGGATCGAGTCTGCCTATGCGGAGGATGGGGATGGGCCGCACTCGTAGACCACTGAGAATGTACCTGGCATATCGTCCGCGAGCGGACGGCTCCCGGCCCATCGGCACAGAGGGGCAAACGATCTTTCACGCCTCTGGAGATCGGTGGGCGGTGGTGGTCGCAAAACGACGGTTGGCAACCGACCGGATCGTGGTGGTTCGGCTCGGGGAGAACATCTTTTCCGAGAAGGACGAACGGGTAATCTACCCAAGGGAGAGAACATGACCAAGGCGCAGGTGCAGGTGCAGGAGCAGGTAAAGGTGTGCATCCGCGACGGGTGCGACAACCCGGCAAGCCCGAAGTCCACGAAGGGCTACTGCGAGGACTGCATGAAGCAGGCGCGGCGGGCGTGGCTCACGATGGTCCGCGAGAAGGGCGCGGAGCGTGACGCCCAGCGCCAGGAGTGGGCGAAGGCGTGGGAGGCGGGGATGGTGGCGGGCGCCACCGCCGCCGCCGCGTGTGTGCCGGAGCCGATCCAGGTGGTCAATGCCTTCACGAAGGCGGTGGAGGCCATCAGCTACAGCAAGGGATTCGCGTGGTTGCGGGTGTATCCCGGCAACTGCGCGTTCGCCCGGTGGCTGGTGAGCGAGCATCAGGCGGACCCCGCCCATCGCGGTGGGGTGCAGGTGATGATCCGGGGCTACGACCAGAGCATCGAGCGCAAGACCGCGCACGCGAACGCGATGGCGCAGGTGCTTCGCACCGCGAACGTGGGCCGGGCGGAGATCTACGTCAACAGCCAGGAGGACTGATGCACCATCGGCGGTACGTCAACGTCTATTCGATCGACCGCCTTTTCGGGGGGCCGGAGGAAGGGGGCTGGTGGTACGACACGGGCACCCCGGTGCTTACCGTGATGGTGGAGCATCCGGAGAAGTGTCGCTGGGGACTGGTGGTTCGCTTCTGCCAGGGACAGGGCTGGGCCGCGGTTGGACAGGGGTGGTACTGGTGGTGGGAGGATGCGGGACACATCGCGCAGTCGTACCAGCGCGGGCCGTTCACCACGCGCAACGCGGCACGAGCGGCGGCTCGGGTGTCGTGGCTGGATGAGATGGAAGGGGACATCGAGGCCATCGTCTCAGCACTGACCACGATCTACCCCGACACGGGCAAGCGGAACTCGGTCCTCGGCGGCGAGGATTACGTGGTGTGGATCGAGGACGGGCCGGGCGTGTTCTGGCCGAACGAAAGGCCACGCTACGAGTGAGATACCGGGATCGGCGCAGGTTCAGGCGGCTACATCACGAGTGCTCCAAGCTGAATAGCGAGTTGCTCGCGGCGCGGCTGCACATCGTGGGGCTCAACTCTCAGTTGGAGACCGCATTCCAGACGGAGCAGGCGCTAACCACGCGCCTCCGGATTGCGGTGCTGATCCGGGGCAGAGACATGACCGCAGAGGAGTTCGAGGCGTTGACGGGGGAACCTCCGGAGCGCGATGACCTGGGGCGCGTCAACTGCAAGACGGCCGGGGAGTTGTGGCACCAGGGTTGTGGCCTGTGCCCGATGTGTGGGCTACCGAAGTTCATGTGTGACCACGAGAAGGAGTGAGGGAGGGGCGAATGAGGGAGATCACAAGGAAGGTCGCAGGAGCGTTCGTGCGCAGGGAGCGGCGCTGGCTCGGCAACACGATCACAGACGGGACGGTGCTCTACTTGCACTCAAACGCGATCGTGTGGCGCGAGTATTGCCCAGAGGCGGGCCAGGAGCAACTGCACTTCACGCTGGCCGGGTGGGCCACGCCGACAACGCGCGAACGGCTGAACGGGGTGATGGAGTGTCTCGGGTGGTCCTGGCGCTTCTACCAGGAGCACAATCGCCAGTGGATCGGGCGATACGACCGGCCCGAAACGCACTTCGAGATCTCCTCGGATACGGTCATCGTGTTCGACGAGGTGAGCAACATCGTGGAGGTGAAGGGGCGATGCCTAATAGCTGGGCGGTAACCGTCTGGCACGGCGAGTCCAAGACGCTCTACTACCTGACCAGTCACCGGGAGGGCGACCCGGATGATGTCTGGACGGTGGTCAAGACGTACCGCTCGTGGGAGCGGGTAATCGAGGCGCGTGATCGCCTCAACGCGGGCCTGACGACCTGCGACGTGCTGGTCTACCTGGACAGCAGTCTCTCCATCGTGAAGCCCCAGACCGATGGGGCGCGCGACTGGATCAGCGAGCATATCAGCGAGGATGCGCAGTGGTTCGCCGGGGGAGTCGTGGTCGAGCCGCGGTATCTGGAGGACGTGGTGGTCGGGATGCGGGAGGACGGGCTCGTCGTTCACCCGGAGATTGAGCAGTGACAGTGAAACCCGAGTTCGAGGTGGCGATGCGAGCGCGCACACTGGCAGAGGACTGGCACGATGGCCAGTGGTCGGCGATGTACGCCCTCGCGTCCTCTGGCACCGTGGTCACCGGGTTGGCAAGAGAGTTTCGGCGGTGCGCCACTATGACTGACGATCGTGTGGAGATGATGGAGTTGCTGGAAGCCGCGGAGTGGGCCGAACAACGAGAACCGGAGGGGGAATGACTAGCACGGATGAGGTACGGCGTGATCTGATCCTATGGGTCGGGGTGAGGCCCATACACTCGCGTGACACGAGAGCGTTCGCCTACCGGATACGGCTCAACGCCGAGCGCGTGAATGTGCTGATCGGGATGGCGCGGGCCGTAAGGAACGCCTGCCAGGTGGATGAGGGTCTGGCCTCCGATGGTGGCTTGACGCTTCCACCTCTGGTGCCAACGCCGTGGCGCGTCGTTTGGAACAGCAGGGTGACAGAGGAGTGTGGCTGGCTGATTGACGACTCCATCGTCGTCCGTGACGATGACACCAGAACGGACATCGAGAACCACTACCATGCGTTCGTTCCGGGGGACGAGCCGCCGTACTTCTATCAGCACATGGTCGCCCCGATCTACGAGAAGGTGATCGCCGATCGGGACGGCGACATCTGCTGGGAGGTGTACGAGGCAGGAGAACCGCTGCCGCTTCAAACGTCGTTCGTGCCGCTGAACGCACTCCGGGGCTTTGCGGCCTGGATCGGAAAGGATGAGTGATGTACGCCTATCAGGCGGATCTGTGGTGCGGTGACTGTGCCGACAAGATCAAGGCGGACCTGCGCGCCGAGGGGCGCGAGGACACCGGGGACACGGACGACTGGCCCCAGTGGGGGAGCGACGAGGAGCCCTCAGACACCCCGTGGCACTGTGCGGGGTGCGGGGTGTTTCTGGAGAATCCGCTCACGGAGGACGGCGAGCGGTACGTCGGCGAGCACCTCGCGGAAGCGTTGTGCCAGCGGCACGAGGGGATGGACGTTGGCCCTTGTATCGCGGACTGGTGGGACACCTACGCTGGGAACGAGATGGTGGCGCGAGCGATCGCCGTGGAGTTGTGGGAGCGGGCGAAGTGGTGGCAGCACCCGGCCGATCGAGACCGCAACCTGTCGATAGCCGCCGCGGTGCTGCTGAGGCGGCTCGCGTGCAAGGGGATCGAGTGGCTCTCCTGGGACGAGGAGTGGGCGTGATGCTCAACGATCCGTTTGAGCCAATGTTGCTACCGCCGAACCAGTTTGGCATCCGCACGGCGGACAATAGGCCACGTATCGAGTGGCAACTGCTGATGGACGGTGACGACCACGTAGAGGCGGCGGGGCCATTCTGGAGCGAGGAGTTCTTCTACTACCTCGTGCTTCAGATCCAGACGTTCAAGAGCGACGAGCAGCCCGAGCATTGGCAGCGCGAGGGCATCGACATCATGACTCACTACGCCACGCTGCACGTCGTCTCGTTCTCGCAACTGAAGCGCAAGAACCTCCTGCGGGTGCTGGACTCGAACCAGGGCTGGAAGCCGGGGTGTGGTGAGCCCGCCGTGGGTAAGCACTGGCTGGCCTACGACTGTGCGCTCTACGGGTGCGCGGCCTGCGTCTGGCAGGACTCGATCGAGATTCCCGAGTGCGACGACTGGGAGCCCGTCTGGGAGCGCCTTGAGGAATGGGCCAAGGCCGAAGCCTTGAGCGTTCGCGTGATCTTCGGCATCTACATGGACCAGCGCATGAACATGGTCGGAGCGACCGGGTGGGACTTCGTTCAGGGCGAGATGCTCCCCACATCCATGCGGCGCGTTGACACCGAGTTGGCTTAGTAGTATACTAGGAGCGCACTATGGCATGGTACATTGGCATCCCGGTGAACAAGCCCAAGGGGCGCGAGGTGGTGCAGGCGTCTCAGACCCGGGGGCTCAAGGACCGCTACGAGGTACTCATCGGCCCGGTGGAGAAGCGGGTAGCCCATTGGGGGGCGGCCAATCCGACTCTGTGGGTCACGGCTCACGACGCCGAGGTGGGATGTGGACTTCGGACGACAAAGGGGATCACATGCTCACACTTGCGGCGGTAGTCACCTGTACTCCGGAGCAGCACGCGACCCTCCTTGCGCTGGCGCGCTGGGCGGCGTCGGCGGGATTCGGAGAGGACACACACGAGAAGTTCACGGACGCCCTGGAAGCGGTCGAGAACGTGGAGTTGGTCCCCGTCGAGTTCGACGCGGGGCCGTATGACGTTCACATCGACCTCGATCGCAAGCACGGCTACTACGAACACCGCGACTTCGGCGACGAGGACAGCGGCGCCTTCACGATCAAGCGGGCGCTCACAGACTACGATGAGGTGGGGGCGCTCCCACAAGACGTGGTGGACGCTATCCGGACTCACGGCTACGTGGTCGAGTGGGGCATGACTGAGGAAGAACCAGACTGAAAGGGGATGACGATGGCAACCTATCGGGTAGGCATCTGGAGGTGTCCAACGAGTACCTCGCGGCCGGAGTGGGTGAGGATCGAAGCGGCCACACCACATCAAGCCGCCTTGACCGCGGCCAGGCATGTGAACGACCTGGGCGATCTTCGGTCCTACGCCAGCGGTATGGGTGAGTTCAGTACGAGCAGTCATGTGTACCGGGTCAGCGTGATGCCCGACGATAAGCTCGGCACCGTGGTGGGGACGGGTCGATGAGCGGCGAGAAGAGGTGGAACCACGCCGTGTGCATCGCGTTCCAGGTGATCTCGGACCACGAGGACGTGCCGACGCCGGAGGAGGTGCTGCCAGCGATGCTCCGGCGATACCAGAGCTGGCTGCTGCCGGAGAACCGGCAGGACTGCATCGAGAGCATCGAGTCGTTCGACGTGTTCGAGGAGGGGACGTGAGCAGACAGCCGTGCGGGCCGAATGGAGAGGCGTTGCTGGCGCACCTCGGGCGGGCTCTGGATCGCGGGGACGCCGAGGAGCTGCACCGAGTCGCAAGGAGACTCGTGTCGCTCCTTTCGGAGATCGAGGATAGCCTGATTTCCGAGGAGTTCGTGGACGGCGAGCTTGACGAGCTTGTCATCTGCGGTGAGATAGGGAAGGGTGGAGCGCACTGCGCGGGGTGTCCGCACGCAGTACCACACGAGTGGATGTCGCCCCCTGACGACGAGTGCAATCTGCCCTGCTGCTTCAGCAACGGCAACGCAGTGTGTGTGCCGGTAGAGGGGGATGGCTAATGTCGAAGCGCACCCTGAAGCTGACGTACTACTGGTCGGATGCCGAGGGGGACTGGGAGGAGGAGATCGAGGTCCCCGCCCACTGGGTGATCTGCGGCATCTGTCGGGGTGAGGGGCACCATGCCCGCCACATTGACGGGAACGGACTCACCCAAGCGGACATGGACGAGCTGGGCGACGAGTTCATGGAGGACTACATGGCGGGCCGCTTCGATCAGGTCTGCTCGGAGTGCGGGGGGACCGGCAAGGTGCTGGAGCCCGACGTGGACCGCTGTACCACCGAGCAGCTTCGGGCGGTCGATCAGGACGCGGAAAGGCGGTACGCGGAGTACCAGGAAACGCACATGCGCGCGTACACGGGGGAGTGGTGACATGATCTGGGCAACGGTAATCGTGATTCTGTCCGACTTTGATCCGCGCGGAGCCGAGCTGGAGGATCTGGCCCGAGATGCGGTCTCGGGTGAGTCGTACTGCATCTCGATGGAGAGCAGAGAAGCAACGTCGGCAGAGATAGGCCAGACGGGAGAGTTCTTCGAGTGACATCGGACACTCGGTTCTTCGCACTCCTCGACAACGAGCATGTGGTACTCATCGCGGGGGCGCATTCGTGGGACGATGCGTTCGTGCATGAGCCAGAGGGTACGATCTGGGTGTTCACGGAGAACGGGCTCCGCGATCTAGTCTGGCAGATTGCGGTAGCACTTGATGAGTCCGTGCCAGACTGGTCAGATGGAGGGTGACGAGTGAACTACACGGGCAACGAGGGGCCACGAGAGGACAGAACGCTCGGTGGCGCGAGGGATGCCGCGATTGACCTCATGCGGCAGCGAAAGCAGTGCGGGGCGCTGGAGTCCGAAGCGGACTTCATTGCCGGGTTGGTGGCCGTCACGGACTACGTTTTCGGTGACGGCGAAACGTCCACCATTACCCCGAGGTGGTTCGTAGATGTTCTGCGAGGGGATTCGGTTCTCGATCCCCTCCCACGGCAGAAAGCGGAGGTGGAAGATGTGTGACGCACGGTACAACGGCTGGGCCAACTATGAGACCTGGGTGGTCAATCTCTGGCCCAGCAACGAGGAGGGCGCGTACCGCGACTGGGAGCGCGCGGCGGCTGAGGGGCCGGAATCCGCCCGGGCCTTCATCGAGGAGTACATCGGTCTCGAAGAAATGGGTGCGTGTCTGGTCACCGATCTCCTGAACTCCGCCCTGGACGAAGTGGACTGGGACGAGATCACCGCGGCCTACACCTCCGACGAGGAGGACGAGGAGGACGAGGAGGACGAGGAGGAGGAATGATCGCGCGCGCGGTTTCGGACTCTCGGGCACTTGACATGATCGCCCAGCGCATGGATGGCCAAGAGTGGGACGCGGAGATGATGTCAGACGTGGCCGCGTGGGTGGTGCGGACGGGCCGTGCGGTGCGCGAGCCACACGAGAAGAACGCCCCTGACGCGGCAATCGAGTACGGCTCCTGCAAGGAATGCGGGATGCCACTGTTGAGTGGCATGTTCTGTCGTCCGTGTCTCGGCTTGCTGGCGGAGGCGCCAGCGACCCTGCTGGATCTCCAAACGCGATACCATGAGTTGTTGCGCCGCATAGAGGCGCTGGAAAGGGCAGTGGGACAAAAAGAATGATCGGGGGAGTAGTGTGCGTATCGTATCACGGAGTCATGGCCGATGGGGTGACCCAGGGGCGGTTGGTTACCATCCTGATCCCCGGCGAGCACCAGCACTACCTCGGCCAACAGGTGGAGGTCGTCCCGCAAGACGCGGTGCATGAGCCATCGCTGGTCGAGGCCGTGTTCAAGCACATCGCGGACATGACGCGGAAGGATCTCGACATCTCGATTGCCGCGGTGGCACAGAGGATGGGTCTGCCGCCACACGAAACGGAGCGAGTATTCGACCTCCTCGCCAGCAACGGCCTGATCTCGCTGGACAGTCCGAACCCCGGCGACATCCCAGAGGAGGAGATGTGAGCCGGATGGCGCGGCGGTCGGCGCGCTGGATGGGCCATCAGCCAGGGATGGTCTACGCGGTCACGATGACCTTCAATTCTCCAGTGACAGAGCGCGACGCACGCGCGTGGTTGCGGACCTATCTGGGCGTCAAGCGACTCAAGCCGGGCTCATCGGTCTGGAATGACGAGATCGACGACCCGGCGCCGGATGGCCTGGACCTGCCATTCAACGAGGATGAGGCGTATGAGCGGGCCATGGACAACCGAGCGTTCGAGCGAATGGACTTCCGTGATTGGGTCCAACACAATCGAGACATGGGAAAGGCGGAGGTGGGGTGAGACGACTGGTGTCGTGCCCGAATTGTGGTGGATACCTCGTTCGTGTCGAGGTGTGCCGCGAGGTGGCGGACCTGGAATACGATCCCGAGACGGGGCAGTATTACAGCGACAAGCCCGAGATCACGAGTATCGAGGTTTCCGTCGAGTGTAGTAACGAGTGCGGTTTCGAGATCCTGCCCGGACTGGAGAACGATGCGGACCCCGGACTACCCGGCTTCTTGATCCCCGAGATCGAGATGTGGCAGTGAGCAACGCATCGAAGATCGTGCAGATGCTTGGCAGGTGTGGCTTCTACGAGGTCGAAGAGTCACCCGACACCGGCATGGTCCTCGCCCACGAGGACAACCCCAGCGTGCAGGTGCAGCTCTACACGTCCAAGTGGGGCAAGGCGTGCTGGGCGTACTACGAACCGCGTACCGGCAAGCGGCGCGGCAAGTCGCATGGCCACACGTCCGTTCGAGAAGCCGTGAGGTTGGCGTGGCTTGCCGAATACGGAACCACGCCTAGCTTCGCGGACTACGACGAGATCAAGGCGAGAGTGAAGGAGTGCCGACGTGGATGACACAAAGACCTGGGTGGTGTTCCGGGTCTACGAGAGGAAGGGCTACTTCCCCGATGTGGTCGCCCTGTTCCCGCTGCTCGTGGAGAAGGATGTGCGCGGGCATTGGTACTGCACCTCCTACGAACATGTGGGCCAGCATGGAACCGCCGACTACAACTACGTGATCTCGATTTCGCGCCCGGCTCTACCGGAGGAGCAAGGTGCCCTTCACTACGAGCTGGCCGGGCTCGGGTATCACCTCGATGTTCACCAACGCGCGCCCTCGTGGCGTAAGATCGACGAGGCCAGAATGTTTCACATGAAACAATTGGAGGGGAGCGGCGATGTCGCATCCGACTGACACGCATGCGTGGCGCTCTCTCCTCGTCCAGCTGCTATCGCCACTGGTGGGCGGAACGATCATCGACTACGAGTATCCCTCCGTACACGGATTCCTCTGGCCGACACTGCTGGTTGCGTGTCGTGACGGAAAGGTGCTCGCAGTCATCTTCAACTCGGACGCGGAGGGGAATCACTCGGGTTATCCCGACGTGGTTGCGCTTCCCCGCGAGCTTGCCAGCGCCGCTCTTCAGGGGCGGGGAGAGGAATCTCACGATGAAGATCGAAGTTGATCTTGACAACCTGTCCTGCGATTCGGCCTGGGTTGTCCCGGTCCCCTACCAGTGGACGGACCTGGGCACGGCCTGGGATCTGGTGGTGCCCGATCCCGATGGCCTGAGCGATGAGGAGCTGTTGGACTTGGCCTCCTATCTCCCCGTGGCTCCCGAGGAGGGTCTTCTCAGTCCGATGGACTGGACCGACGAGTATCACGCGAAGTTGACAGACTTGCTCTGGGGGGCGCTGAACACAGAGGACCACTTCTTCCCGATGATGTGCTACTACTACCCCCTGCCGGGGCTCCGCTACACTGTCCACGAGGCGCAGATGAGGGTGCTGAATACTGCTTGCGTTGTGGCGACCGTGGGGGGCGAGCCGGTGCTGGCACTGGGCGGTGGTGGCATGGACCTCACCTGGGACATCATCGAGGCCTACGTGCTACTGGGCCTCATGCCACCGCTGCACTTCTGCAATCCCCCCTACACGCTCGATCAGATGCACCCCACCAAGCGAGCCCTGTTGCTCAATGCGTGCCGCGCGTCGCTCTACTTCGCGCAGAGGATCTGCGAGCAGGACCTGCGCGCCGTGGATCAACTCTGGAGGGAGTATGAACTCGACGACCAGCCAGTATGACCAGTTGGGCGTGGTGCTCGGCACCGTGGTGGCGGTAGCCGAGGAGCGGAACGGAGTGGTGTCGATCTACATCGACCACTCCGAGATCGAGATCACCGTTACGGGTGCGGTTGACCCCCATGCGCGTGAGGGGGTTGCCTGTCCGCGGAACCGCCACCATCCGCTTCTGCGCCAGCTCGAGGACGCGCTCGCCTACTGGTTGGCTCCGGAGGACTCTCATGACGAAGAGGATTGACAACCCGACCGTCGAGGAGTTGCAGGAGCGGATCAACGCGGCCCTCGCCTGGATAGCAATCCACGAGCGTAGCTACGGGGGATCCCTCCAGGTGGCCATCGGCATCCTGCGTGGCAATCCCTATCTCGTCAGACACGAAGAGTGCTACCTCACGGTCGAGGAACTCGACGCTCTGGATGAGGGGGACAGAGAGGCCGTGGAGCTGTGCGCATCCCAACTCGCGGATCGCGTTGAGAGGCAATGTGCCCTTGAGGGGTGGGGCACGAGTGGGTGGTTTATGGTGGGCGAGATGCTTCTCGCCACGCTGCTTCAGCGTCTGGAGTTCGAGAATGGAGAAGAAGATGAACGACCATGACCCAACCGCGATGGTGTCCGAGTTGCTCGGACAACTGCACGATGTCCGGTGCGAGCTGGCGGAACTGAAGGACACGGAAAGGGCGATCCGAGACCGGATCGCCCGTGAGTTGCCGAGGGTCCCGGGGTGGCAGGACGGCGAGCCCCTGAGGTTCCTTCTCGGTATCATCACTCGTGTGCCTTCGTACAGGAAGGTGTCTTACAAGGCCCGCGAGCTTGACGGGCTGCTGGCCGCCAACCCGGCCCTCGCCGCCCTGCTCCACGGTATGCGGGTCGAGACGTGGGTGGAGGAATCGTTCCGCGTCAAGTTCGCGGGGCCAGGGGCGGATGAAGGTGAAGACCCAGAATAGATACGGCACCGTCAATCGGGCGGTTACCCTCGCGTGGCGGGGTCACACGATCCAGATTCCCGTGGGTCTCAGGGTGGTAGGTATTCACGATCCCGCCAGCGAGCTGGGCATCTGGTGGATCGTGGCAGAGCCCGCCGCGCTCTTCGGGCTTGGCTCGCAGGAGTTCGCCGAGGCGGTGCGCTACGGCATCACGATCCCCTACGGGATCATCACGATGGACCCGGACCAACCCGACTCTTGACAAGATCGTAGTGACCTGATATACTGGTAACCCTATCCGGCGATAGGAGGAAGACATGGCTGCTTACGGGGGAGTGCAGTTGGCGATGCCTCTGGTCGAGGAAGGGGGCAGCGCGAAGATCGCGGCGTTCGACATCGAGACCACTTCTCTCCCGGCGGACTTCAACTCCTCGCCGCTGGGGTCTCTGCCCACCATGACCTGCGGAGCCGTGATCTGGTCGGACGGCTACACGGAAGAGATCCGGGTATGGCGGGCCGACTGTCTGGACTCCGCCGAGAGTATGGTGGAGATCCTCGATGCGCTGCTCCACGAGGGCTACCGGGTCTTCAGCTTCAACGGTGCGGGTTTCGACTGCCGTGTGCTGGCGGGTCAGGTTCTCTCTCGCGCGGGACGGGCGGCCCTGCGTCATGTGACGCTCCAGCACCATGATCTGATGGCCATGGTGGTCCAGGCCACGGGCGGGCGGGTATCGCTCAACGCCTGTCTCAGGGGTATGGGGTTGGAGCAGAAGCTCCACCGGGTGACTCTTTCCAACGGGGAGGTATTGACCTCCATGAGTGGACGCATGGCGCCCGAGCTGTGGGCGCGGGGGGAGTACGAGGCCGTCATTGAGTATCTCACCCAGGACGTGGTGACGACGCTCTCGCTGGCGCGGATGGTAGAGCACACCGAGAGTATCGCCTGGGCCTACGGTCGGAAGCGCAATGGCACTCCGGTGGCCGTCCTGCCAGTGGGGGAGCTTCTCGGACCCACGGCCCGCCCTGAGACACGCGAGCTGGTAGCGTGGATGAAAGCAATGGAGGCCGCCCCGCCATTCGACGGGGTGACGTTTGACGAGGGGCGGGATGCTCGTCGCATGGGCACACAGCTCCAGGCGGTCTACGACTGCATGCGCGACGGGGACTGGTGGACGCTGCGCCGTTTGCAAGACGAGCTTGCAATCAGGGGGATCGAGTCCACCGAGACGGCTGTCTCCGCCCGGATCCGCGATCTGAGAAAGGGAATCTATGGCGCGCACACCGTAGAGGGCGAACATGTGATCAATGGCCTGTGGCGGTACCGACTGGTGGGGGGTAAGTGACATGACACCGGAACAGATGATGGCCTGGATTGATGGAGCGAGCTACGAGCAGCTGCTGAGGAAGTGGCGCCACGAGCCCGCTGGCAATCCGTTCTTCGTGGGCGACGTGGGACTCCACTTCTCCCAGGTCATGGAGCAGAAGAAACTGCTCCTCGGCGAGGCCGAGCGCGTCGCCGTCAGCAAGCGAGTGGGGTGGGACTGATGCACATCGAGATCAGCAGGGAACCGCCGCGTGGGTGCGGCTTTCGTGTGCCGGATGAATCCGAGGTCTTCCGGCTCTACCTCTGTGGGGGCATGTTCGATCGCGCCTGTGGACGCCTGCCCTACCCACTCACGGCCTGCCAGGCATGCGGGGGTGGGATCCGGCTGAGGCGAGGCTACCAAAAGATCTCACCCCGCCTCCTGTTCGGTAACGGGACGGAGTTGCGACAGCAGATCGAGGCGGCGGTGATCCGCGCCCTTCGGGCCATCAACCTGCCCTCCTCGCAGTACAACTGGATCGCCGACCAGGTGGCGGGAGAGTTCGGTGGCCGCGACGTGATGGCGTGCGCGTGCCCCGAGGAGTGCGCGGGATGTCCAATGGATCCGGTTGATCTGCCCGAGGTGGCGATGCTGCTCAACGTGGGTGTGGCCACCTACCCGACCCGCGAACGTTTCCTCCGCGAGGGGCGAGAGCGCGGGGTGAGCAGGCGCATCCACAGCATCCCGTCGTGGTTCATCCCTGGTGAGACGCTGGTGTATGTGTCCCATCCCTACGGGCTCATGCCCTGGGAGCGAGGCTACAAGGCGGCGGAGGTCGAGGAGGTCGAGGAAGAGCAGGTGGGCTTCCTGACCATTGAGAAGGATGTTCTTGTCAAGGATAGTCAAGGCATCCCGGCGATCATTGCCGTCTATCGCCCTCACATCGAGGTGACACTGCGCACCGACGACTCGGACATGATCCCAAGCCGCGAACTCGACTACCTCGAGGGCCTGGAGTCGCGGTTCGGCAGCGCCGTGAAGTTCCTGAAGGTGGAGCCGATCGAGGACGAGCAGGGGACCCTGGACGACTTCCTGAACGACGACGAATGACCATGGAGGAACGCATGTCCGATGACGCACTCACCTGCAAGGAGGCGGCTCAGCTCCTACGTCGCAGGGATACTGGTGAGCCCATACGCCCCGTCACCATCCGCACCTACATCCATCGCGGGCTTCTGTCCGAGCACCCCAAGACCGTGCGGGACCCAGGCACCGGGATGGTACTGCGCTACTACGTGAGTAGGGCGGAGGTCGAGCAGCTTCGCGCGAACATGCACGGGGGTCCGGGCATCGGGCGGCCCCAGGGTCGCCAGTCCAGTACTGATGTGCGTTTGATGAATCGAGATGCCAGAGACGGGCTGGCCCTGGACTGCTTCAAGCGGGTGGGCCCTACCGGCCTCACCTCCGGTGAGCTGGCTACCGTACTTGACATCTCGGCCGGATCCGCGTACACCACCATTCTTCGCTTGCGCGAGCTGGACTTGGTGGTGCCACACAGCAGCAGGACCTACGTGTACGTGCTCAAGGAGACAGACAATGACCAGTGATCCACCCTCCGCCTCATCCGTGCTGGAGTTCGCCCCCGCGTTGCGGGGTGCCGACAAACTGCGGGCGGCGGTATTCGGCCCTTCCGGGTCGGGCAAGACCCGCTTCGCCATCGAGCTGGCTCGCAATCTCATCGGTCCCGATGGCAAGCTCGGCGTCATCGACACCGAGATGGGGCGAGCGTGCGAGTACGCAGACTGGGTTGCCTTCCAGACCTTGCGCCTCGGCGCCTTCTCGGTGAACGACTACATCGCCGCGGTGGGCGCCGCGGTGCGTGCCCAGATGGACGCCCTCGTCATCGACTCACTCTCCCACGTCTGGGAGGGCGAGGGCGGACTCCTGGATACGATGGACCGGCTACCCCAGAAGGACAAGGCCTATGGCAAGGCGTGGGGCCCAGCGAATACGGCGCTCCGTCGCCTCATCACGGTGCTCTCGAAGGCATCCGCCGCCACGGCAGCCCACCCAATGCACGTCATCTGCACCTTGCGGGCCAAGACCGACTGGGAGCCCGACGAGAAGGGCAACCGCCAGCCCGTGGGCGTCTCGCCCGTGATGAAGGCCGGAGTGGAGTACGAGTTCAGCCTCGTGGGGGTTTTGGAGGCCAACCACGTTCTGCGTATCATCAAGGCCCCCCCGGGGAGCGGACTCGATCGCTACGTCGGCGACTCGCTGAATCCACAAGTGTCCCAGCTTCTCCTGACATGGCTTGGAGGGGGTCGGAATGACCAAGGGCAGCTATGAACGACGGACCCGCCAGCTTCAGCCCAAGAAGCGATCCGCACGTCGCCGTGAGTACCATGAACACGGACTAGGCCTGGCGCTCGTGGCCTTCCACGAGATAGCCACCCAGCTCGGGCTCGACCACCGAGCCCTCCTCGTACTACTGACTCGTACCCTCTACGGCGACACCGTAGCCAATTCCCTCGAGCGCCGCCTGGCTCGCCTTGCCGACTTGACCGAAGCGGCCAAGGCCGTCATGGCACGCTTCGGTTACGTGGAACACGACGGGCGCCTGATTCATGTCGGAGGTGCCAGTGACAACCCTGATCGTCAGGAGCAAGCTCCAGGAGGACTTCCTGGTCGTCCCCAGGAAGCTGGCCCAGAATGAGGAACTCAGCTTCGATGCCCGCGGACTCCTGCTCTACCTCCTCTCCAAGCCCCGGGACTGGCGCGTCCAGATCGCCGACCTGCGCGCCGCTGGCCAGATAGGCCGGGACAAGGCCTACGGCCTCCTCACAGAACTCATCCAGGCTGGCCATGTCGTCCGCCATGAGGTGAGGGATGCACAGGGTCGCGCAGGTGGCATAGAGTATTATGTGTACGACTTTCCCCTGCCGGTGGTCGTGAGCGAGAAGATTGAGCCGCTTCCGGATTTTCCGGATCCGGCAAAACCGGATCCGGCAAACACGGACGCATACAAAGTAGAGAACCTTACAAAGAAGAGAACCCCCAGGGGGACGGAACTGCCTACCGACCATCCCCGGGAGAGGGACCTCGGCTTCGAGATCGTGGCCCGCATCATGGGGGCACCGGACACCAAGAGGATGAGTGGCTCTCTGCGGGGGGCGATCAACCGGCATCTGAAGCAATGGCGGGCAGATGGTGCGGACGATCAGGTCTTTGAGCGGTTGGATGAGCTGTATCGCCAGTCGTTCGAGGGCCAGAAGGGGCGAGCGCCCAGCTGGCCCAGGATCGAGCAGCTGATCTCGACCGCAATGGCGAGCACTGCCGAGGCCACCGACTGTAGCTATCTGGTCGGGGCTGCCAGGTGAGCGACATTCGGGCATTCGCCAAGAGCCCAGGCGAGGTAGCCGCCCTCCATCGCGGCTTTCTCGAGGAGATCTCGAGTGGCCGTCTGACACCGATGTCGTTCGGCATTCCAGAGATCGACAAGGTGGTGTGCCGCGTCTATCCCGGGCGGATGCTGGCGGTGATCGCGCGGCCCTCGATGATGAAGACGACGTTCCTGGTCCACCTTGCCAGGACCGAGTGCCACCGCCTCATGGCGAATAAGATCGAGGACAAGTACGTCCTCTTTGTCTCACTCGAGGAGACCGAGGGCCAGATCCTCTGCTGGGTTGCGGGAGAGTTGCCGTCGCCTGACGGGGTGACGATGGAAGAGGCCACGGCAGCTCTGGCACGCGCGGCCACGTACCCATGCTGGGTCTCGGGTCGGGAGCCCGTACCCACACTGGATGACCTCACGATCGAGAAGCTACCCAATCTCTCGGCAGAGCAGATCCTGCATGAGATCCGGCTGGTGGCACAGCGAGGGCGAGGGAAGCCCTCGCTGATCCTGCTGGACTACCTCCAGATCATGGACATCCAGGGCAATTTCGAGCAGCGGAACCTGCAAGTGGCAGCGGCGTTGCGACTTCTGCGCAAGATCGCCCAGCACGCGGGGTGCCCGATCGTGGTGGCGGTACAGGCGAAGGAGGAGGTGGACCTCCTGGGAGTGCCCATCCCGAAGATGGGGCACTCCTACTACTCCTCCGAGGTGGCGCATGTTGCTGACGTGATGATGTCGCTCTACCGCCCCTGGCGCAACGACGCCTGTCAGCGGCAGGGCTACGCCGATCTCCCAGCGGGACGCTATCCGCTCAGCCCGAATCTCCTATGGGTGCAGCTGCTCAAGCAGAGACACGGAGAGGGCATGGCTGGTTGGCCCATTTGGGCGGATCCGGAGTCAAGACTGATCAGGGGGATCTATGAACGCGACTGATCGTGCGGCCCTCTACCTCCAGACGGTGATCGACGGCGAGATCGCGCTGCTGACCGAGGCCAAGAAGGGGACAAGGAACTCCACGCTGAACAAGGTGGCCTACCGGCTTGGCCAGCTGGTTGCGGCGGGACTCATGACGGACAGCGCGGCCAGGTCCGGACTCTATGCCGGAGCGGTTGCCATGGGGCTCGTCGAAGAGGATGGCGAGAAGAGTGTGCTGGCCACTATTCGTAGCGGCCTGAATGATGGGGCAAAGCGTCCATTCCTGTGGCCGGGCGATCTCGCCAACGACCCCCCACCCATTCAGGCCGCGGACGACTGGGTGAAGAGACTGGGATTCGGGGCGGAGGCCGTCTTCAGGGACCTCAGTCCAGTCATCGAGGACACCCCGACCGCCGCTGCGTACCGTGAGGAACTGGAGACCACGGGCTATGTGGAGAAGTGCATCGCCGACATGTACCTCTCTCCCGGAGATGCCCTCGAGTTCGAGAACCTCTGCGCACGCGGGATAAGCGGTGGCATCATGTCCAGGTTCCGGCTCGGCCGCGGAGCGGTCTACGACAGGCGCGCGATCACCATCCCCTGGATGCGACGGGACCGACTCTGGACGATCCAGTACCGGCACATGGACGGCAAGCTGCCGAAGTACCACTGGTTCCCCGGGCTTCCTACCGGACGGATCTTCAACGGGGACATCCTGCTCCTGCCGCCGAGTTCCAGGTCGCCCCGACTTGTCGTGGTGGAGGGAGCTCTCAACTGCATCCGGCTTGTCACCGAGGGCTACTTCTGCATCGGCCTTCCCGCCCTGCGCGGCTGGAAGAGCGCCTTCGCCCCGTACCTTCAGGGGTACAACGAGGTGATCTTCGCCCTGGACTATCGCGCCGAAACGATTGTGCCGAAGATCGCCAAGGACCTGCCCTTCGCCAAGTTCTGGCTGGGCCCCACGGATCCCGACGAGTTCCTTCAGGCGCAGGGCTCGAATGCCTTCCTTCTCTCACTCAAGGATGCTATGCCCTACGATGCGAGCAGCTAGCCTGGACTGTGGTTGCAGCGCAACAACGCGCTGCCCGCTTGCCCAGCAGTACTGGCAGGCTTACCTTGCCATCGCTCGCGGCAGGATTGGTGAGCACGACATGCTTCAGGTCCTACTCCTTGACGAGAGCAGAAGGGCGGCCCTGCTCAACGCGGCCCTTGAGTACGTCTCTCATCGGGGGCGCCTGGCTGTCCCCATGCTCGCCGCAATTCGCCTCAGTGTCAACCACCTTGTCTTGGAGGCCCCACTCAAGGATCGACGACTTAGGTCGTTACCAAGCGACAGGTGGGCTATACAATGCCTGGTTGTGAGTAGAGTTCGTCATGGTATTTCGTTCCGGGAAGCCACAAGCTCGCTACCAATGGACAGGCGAACGGTGTACGACTGGATGAAACGGGATGTGGAGTTTGCCAGTGCGGTGCAGAGGGCAAGAGAAGAAGCTGCTTGCAATAGGAAAGCAACCGTGGTACAATAGGTGGCGCAGGCTTCACAACTACGGGTGTCTACATGGGGATGGGCACAAGTGCTGGCGAAGGAGGCGGTAGTGTAAGCAAGGCGCGACTGCGGTCCATCAGAGATCGCTACGACCGTGCCCGACTGGCTGTGGAGCTAGGCGATGCGGGCTCGTGGGTGGTAGCGTACTGGCAGGACGTGGGGGATCTCTTGGCGTGGAGGCACCCTGACGAAAGAGAGGAAGCTGTTGTTCAAGACTGAGATGGGCTACCCGGACACGGATCCTGGACCGCTGATCATCTGGGAGGATGTCGAGGGGGGTGCGCACTACATCGCGCTGCCGCCATGTACGCAGGCAGAGTGGGACCTCACCGATGTGGACGAAGACGGCAACACGATGTTCTCGTTCTACGCTCCGGGTATGGCGGGACGCAAGACGACGATCGTCACCCGAGACGCGGCGAGCGACCTCGAAGCAGCAATCCTGGTGGCGCTGGGCTATCAGCTCTTCGAGACGGACGACGAGGAGGACGAGTCGGATGGAGGAGTTGGAGGCGAGGCGGAACAAGGTGGAGAACCTCCCCTGCGGCTGCGTCCTGATGAGGGGGCGGGTTGTTGAGCCATGTCGGGATGCTGCTGTGTCCCTAGCTGTCACGCGGGGCCTTACACTTGGCGAGACTGCGCGGGCAAATCAGGCAGCCGAGGATCTTCGCAGTCACATAGCCCAGGGGCGGAGGGAATGGCGAAAAGCGCACAAACAAGCGTAGCGTTCGAGGCGGTGTTCAAGCCAAGCCAGGTCGGTGTGGCTCTGGATGGGGATGGAGACGGGGGAGCCATCAACCTGATGTTCGATGCGAAGCAGGTGCCCAAGGTGATCGAGGCATGGGTTCGATTTGCCGGTGGGCCTTTCAAGGTAACGTTCACGGAGGTGGACAAGTGACGCGAGATCCGACGACCTGCGAGGTTCTGGCGGCCATGGTGGTAACCACGGTCATCCTGTACGTGCTGCACCGCTTCTTTCCACCGGAGCCGCCGACGATCCAAGTGGTGCCCGACGATGAGCCAGCGATCTAGCCTCATCGTGTGTCTTGCGGCGATCAGCGTGCTGCTGATGCCGTGGATCCTGAACGGCCCGGGCTTGGCGCGATCGGTGCAGGAGCCCACCGAGGTGGCCACGGAGGTGGCGACCGAGACACTGACAGCAACGGCGACGATCACGCTGACCAAGACACCGATCCCCACCGTGGAGGAACCGACTGGTACGCCCACGCCGGTTTGCGAACTCGAGCTGGCGTACACCCAGGCGACCGCCACCCTACAGGCATATCTACTCGAGCACTGCCAGGCAGAGCGATGGATGTGCTGGCAGAACTTTGAGCACTGCGTCCGTGCGAGGACGACGAGCGATCCCGCGCTGGAGACGGCGGAGGCACAGCTGACAGCTGCGGCGCACGCCCTGGGTACGGCGATTGCGGATCAGTGGTACTGGTACGAGATCTCATGGCAGTGCATCCACGAGCGAGCAACGGTCACAGCGAAGGAGACTGGCGAGCCATGTCTGATGCGGCTAAGGGGAAGGGTCATCTTTCCTCTACTACTCTCGAGATTCTGAGAGCCATGCGGGACGTGATCGGCATCTGGACAGACTCCGCGCCGCGGATTGCGGTGGGGTTGCAGGAGCTGGCCGATGTGGTCACGAGTATCCGCGGGTCGCGCGATCGCGTCGCGCCCCCGGCACCAGATGGGACGCTGGTCAGGTGCTCGCAGGCAGAGCAGCACAAGATCTGCCACGGCTGCCCGCACATGGGGCCCCATCTCCCACTGCCCTACACTCCAGGGAGTCACTCGAGGCTGGCGCAGGACTGCCGAGCGTTGGGGCCCTGTGTGCTGGAGTGGAATCGCGGGCGGCGAGTGATGCCTGGTGATGTCACGCGGGTGCGGTGTGTGGTCTGCACCCCGCCGATGGAGGGGGAAGAGGTCGAGACCTTTGTCCCCAGCCATGCCGAGGCGGCGAAGTAGCCTGGAGTTGGCCTTCGAGACCATCTGGAAACAGATGGGTGGCTTGCCGTACCGTGCGGACTACGTGTTCGACTCAGAACGCAAATGGGAGCTGGACGTTGCGTGGCCTCCGATCAGGTTCGCCATCGAGCTTCAGGGCGGAGGGTGGGTACGGGGGAAGCACCACCGACCTGTCGGGTATAACGAGGACTGTCGCAAGGCGCTTGCGGCAACGCTGGCGGGGTGGCGCATCGTATGGCTGACCAAGGAGCTGGTGGTAGACGAGGCGCCGATACATATCCCGCCGCTCGTAGCCCTGGTGAAGGCGGAGTTCCGCAAGTTCGCCGAGGGCTTCATAGCAGTGGAGACCATGGGTGTAGACAAGGTTCTGTGGGTCCATCCCGAACTACCTGACGGGGTGCTGGGACCTGACATAGTGATAGACCATCCGGAGTGGGATCCAGACTGGAGGGCGGAGTATGAAAGCAGTTGTGGTGGGCGGGGCCGCGATCCCGGGATCCGATAGCGAGGATCCGGTCGTGGAGTTGGTGGACGCGGCTCGGGGAGTAGTCGAACACATTCACATCACCGTTGCGCATCTCGGTCACTGTAGGCAGTGCAATGCCGTGGCGAGACTCGCCCGGGCCCTCGAGCCGTGGGCGGACGGAGAGGAGGCAGGGGTCGATGCAGTTTGAGCCATTTCTAGGGGCAAGGCGTGGGCGTGGAATCAAGAACGGCCCGGCGTTGACGGTAGGGCGCGCGGACATCAGTGTGTCGCAGGAGGTCCTCGACCTCTTGGGCAATCCGGAGAACGTGGTGTTCTCCTACAACGCCGACAACGACCTGGCCCGCATGGTGGGTGCCGAGGGGGATGCGCCCGGGGCCATCAAGGTGCGCGTGGTGCAGAACCGCAACAACATGTCGCGGCGGATCCGCTGCATCTCGTTCCTCGTCGCCGCGGGCATTGAGCACTGGATCGCCGGGGTGTTCACGGTTGCCACGCTGGAAGGTGTCGAGGGCGTGGTGTTCGGCCCGAAGATCAACAAGATCGTGGATGGGCCGAGCAGGGGTGTGACCCAGAGTATGATCGAGAACGCCTGATGGCACGAGATTGGACAATCGACGACTGGCAAGCCGAGGCCGACAGGCACCTCACGGCGCTGATTGACTCGCAGGTCAAGCTCGCCGAGGCGCTTGGAAGATTGCTGTTGGTGGAGTTCAAACTCCACACTCTGCTCGCCAAGCTGGCGCGGGCGCGGGAGGCACTCGAGGGCTTTGCCATCAACGACATCGACCCCCGACTGTCCTACGTCGAAGTCCAGATCGACCGCGAGGATTTGGCCTTGCTGAACGCCGCCCTTGCGTCCGAGAACAGACAACGTTGCCCGGAATGCGCCGGGACGGGTTGGTTCTCACCTACGGCGGTTCGCGCCGATGGGTGGCTCTGCATTGTCTGTGGCGGGACCGGGGTTCTCGCGCCCGATGAGCAGCCAGAGACTATCCGAGGTAGTACCGAGAGAGGAGACTCAGATGAAGCGGTATGACTGGAGTTCGACGATCATGGTGGTAGGCGCGTGTTTGGCGGTCGTGTTGTTCATCGAGCGGCCCCACATCACGTTGCGTGGTCCGGAGGCGGCCGAGGCACAGCAGGTCGATGCGATGCCAACGGCGTCGCCCCTCTGGAAGTCCGTCGATCCCTCCCAGCCGAATGCCATCCCGGCCGGGATGCAGTCCGAGGAGGAACTGGCGAAGCTGCCCGAGATGGCAGGCCTTACGCCGGAACAGGTCGGCAAGGCGGTGCAACCGGCAGTCGGCTCGGTTCCGACGACGCCGCAGGGCGTTCTGGCCGAGCCGAAGGGTGTCTGGGTAGCGACCGGATTCTGTCAGGGTCGCAACATTGACGCCGCGCTGATGCAGATGGCCTTCGATCCCAATGTCGCCGGAGGTGGCGGCCCCGACCAACCGAAGATGCCGGTGACCATCCCGGGCATCGACGCGGTGGCGAGTGCGAACATGATTGGGCAGGGGACGTTCAAGCTCGCCGGATACACCGTGAGCGTGCTGCCTGACGGACAGGGCAGTGGCGACATCCGGGTGCTTGGGCCGGAAGGATCCGATACCCTACGCCGCGACATGCTCTGCTGCGCCATCGAACAGACCGGCATTTGCAAGGAGAGGGCCGGGGTGTGGCAGCAGGTCGCGGGCGAGTGGCGCTACGTCGATACGAGTTTCGACGGCTGGTTTCAGGACGTGGCGGTCGAAGACGCCGCGCCGCTCCGCGAGAACCAGCCCGACACCCGATCCGTTGGGGGTCAGGGCAACTAGGGATTAGCCTCGTCGGCTAACGGCGTGTGACTGCGGGGGGAACCCGATCCGGCCGCATGCGGCCGGAGCCGTGGCCAAAGGCCAAGACGGTGACTGGAGCGGTGCGATCACCGGATCGGGCTCTCGCGGCTAAGGAAGGAAGTGAGGAGTGGCGGTAACACGAGCGCAGGTACAAGCGTGGGACGATCTTGCCTTCAAGGCGCCCCCTGGACCGTGGGCGCAGGCCCGGGTGGACGGCCAGGACGCCAAGGGTCTACTGATACTCAGGACAGCACCAGGTGCGCCCATCGCCGGTGTTGAGACGACCTACCCGGTCATTGGTGCGGCATTAGATGCGTCTGCGGCGCCACTTCTCGCCGCGAGCCGTGAGGCCGTGCCGGAGATGGCAAGTATGTTGAGGGAGGTGATGACCCTGTTGGGCCAGCTGGGCGAAGGGAACGTTCTTCCACGTGGCTGGAACTGGCATCGGGGAGTCTTGCTTGCCAAGTGGAATGAGGCGAAGAGTGAGAATGGGTAGGGGGTTGGGCAGAACAAGGGCAGAACCTCTGGTTGTCGCGGGCTCGTGCAGGGGGACTGGCGACTGGCGATCATCCACATCCGAGATCGTGACGCTCCCACCCCCGCCTCCAAGAGCGAGGTGGGCGCGCGTGGCCTCTATTCTCGAGCCGATCACGGTTCTCGATGTACTCTGCTATGCTGGCGGGTATGCTCTGATCCTGAACGCGGTCCAGCTGGGCGACGGGTATCCATTTCACGCTCTGCTACAGGCCATCTTCGGCCTCGCTGTGCTCCTGCGCACGAGACCTCGATGAGGCGGGAGTACTGGATTCACACCGACCGGCACGACTGGGACCTCCTGACGTATCTCCAAACAGGAAAGAAGGTAGTGATGGGCAAGGGAGCACATGGGGCCTGGAAGGCGGGCGGCTGGCGTCTCTGGCTTCAGTGGTTGCTTCGGATAACGACCGAGGCCGAGCTGGAGCATGATGTGGCGAAGGAGATGCGCTGCGGCTGGGAGTGCTGTCGCTACACTGGGCGGCGGCGCTACCTCCTGTTCGGGGTCCTGCCGACCCCATGGCGGGGGAAGCGCAAGAAGTATGAAGATACCGATCGGCTACAGGCCTGACGTAATCGCTCGGCGGGTCGCCCTGCTCAGGGCCTATGCCAAGGGCGGGAAGAGGGGGCGAGCAACCAGGGACGCCAGTCGGGAAGTGAGACAGAAGGAGCTGACGCGCTGCCGCTTTGCCATTTACCATGACTCCTACATCTTGCGGACACTGGGCCTGATCACCGCCACGGCCCAAAAGGGGATCCCACGAACTGGGAAGCGCAGTCTGGAGATCTTCTTCCGAGTTACTGAGGCGGGCCAAAACGTACTCGACATGTACGAAGGAGACTGGGAATGATCGGGATGCCGGAGTTGGTAGTGATCGGACTACTCGTCATGATGCTCTTCGGGGCCGGGCGACTGCCGCAGGTCATGAAGCAGCTCGGGGAGGGGATCAGGGACTTCCGTCACGGAGTGACCGATCCCAATACCGACGATGACTGACCTGACGCGGCGGCGCTTTCTACTTGGGGCGGCCCAGGTAACCGGACTGGCGATGCTGGCGCCAGCGTTGGACGTGGCGGGGGGAGTTCTGCGCCCCGAGACCGAAGTGGTGGTTCCGAAGCTGGAGATGGTGGGGGAGCAGGTCATGGTGATGCCGCGAGACCCACTGAAGAGCCTCAATCTGGGCGATTGGATGGTGACCAGCGTCTCGCTCACCGCGGATCGGGACATCGAGTACATGATGGACCCTGGGTATGGGTCAGCATACGTGACCCCCAGGCCCGTTCGACTTCAGCTCGAGGCCATCTACGTAGGCAGGAGGTGATGCATGGCCAAGGACGCCAAGTATCTCAAGGGGATTGACGTTTCGCGTTGGCAGGGCCCGATGCACTGGCGCCAGGCGCGGCAGGCGGGCAACGAGTATGCCTGGATCAAGGCCACCGAGGGCACCCTCTGGATAGACCCAAGGTACCTTGACAACGCTGAAGGAGCGGACATGGCGGGTCTCCTGTGGGGCCCATACCACTACTTCCGCAATGCTTACAGCTGGTTGGAGCAGGCAGAGCACTTCGTGGCCAGGGTGCTGGAGGGGCCGACACCATCTCTGCCGCCAGCCCTGGACTTCGAGGACACCAAGACGCCTGCCAATGGCGCACTGATCCGTGCGTTTGTAGAGTCTGTGGAGACACGACTGCAACTAGGTCGTCCGCTCATCTACACGGGTGCATGGTGGTGGAACGACGTGCGCCTCGGCCACTGTCAGACCTGGGCGGCTCGCTACCCGCTCTGGATTGCACACTATAACGTGCAAAAGCCGACAATCCCAAAGCCATGGACTACCTGGGCCATCTGGCAGTGGGCCAGCATGGGGGATGGACCTGGACACGGAGCGTCCTCGGCATACATCGACCGCAACCGATTCCGCGGAACGCGGGCCGAGATGGAAGGATGGACGGGCCAAGAATGAGAATGACCGACAAGAGATTCGTGATCATAGGCATTTGCCTGGGACTGGCCGCCGTGGTCGGGGTGTTCCTGGCTATCGGGGGCTTTCAACTGAACAGCAACTATCAGGTGGCCTGCGCGGTCCAGAAGTCAGATGGCACAACCACGTTCGAGCGCGGCTGTCACGTAGATGAGTACACCGGGAATCTGCTCTGTCTCGGGGCGACCTATTCGCCTACGGGTTGGGACTCCTTCCGGTGCGAGCGGCTGGAGGTGCCGAGGTGATGGATGTGGTGATGATCGTGATTCGCACCGCCGCATTCTGGCCAACGTTAGTCCTCGAGGTGTTCTTGGTGGGGCTGTGTTCGCTCTGCTGGGGCATCGTCTTCATCAAGCACTCGTGGAAGTAGCGGCTGGAGGCGCCGAGGTAACAAGATGGCTCTGGTAGATCGGTGGAGTGATTTCTTGCACGGGCTTCTTGAGCAAGATCGCCTGCTCTGGACAGACAGCCCGAACTGGCCTGAAGGCTACACGCCCTCCAGGATCCGATACATGTGGACGGGGCCCCTCGGTGTGCAGGTTTCCGAGCTGACGTTCGAGGCGTGGGTGAATCAGCAGCTCGGCTCCCCCTCCTCGGATAAGGAGATCGGTTGAATGGCAACCAGGTGGAGGCGTCGAGCAGATGGTTGGTACCGTTCTCCGCTGGGTGGTATCATCCAGCTCGAGTCGGGGATCTGGTTCTACGTGCCCATCAGGGGTAAGTGCGACAGGCCTTTCACGTCTCTGAGAGACGCAAAGCAGTTCGCCGAAGATCACAGGGGGGTCTTGGATGTCACGGAAAACACTGGCCTGGACACTGGAAGCGGACGGTAGGTGGGCATGCGAGAAGAATGGGAAAGAGGTGGGGGTAGCCTACCTGGTGGGGGAGCCACGGAGTCATGCCCTGTGGGCCTTCATGCCCGACACTTACGTCGAGACGGCTGAGATCTACCTCTATCGTGACTTTGGAGAGATGCATGCCGATCTCATTCGGCTTCTTGCCGGAGACCAGAAGGTGCTGAGCAATTACGTCACCAAGCTCACTGATCCCACAACGCTTCAGGAGGTTGTTTCGGCCTGGGCGAAGGCGCTCGCATGGGCTGGAACGGATCTAGAGGGAGAGAACGAGGATGACAGCGAGAAGAGTTAGTGTGGTGCGGGTGGAGATCTTTCCGGAGGTAGCCGCTTATCCGATCGCCTACGAACCGGCCTCGGCAGTCTGGCCAAGCCGAGACGACTACAGGCCCGAGACGGGATGGGCAGAGGCGACGCTTCTGCGCCTTGAGGTCGAGTTGGATGGTCAGCGGTTCACGACCTACAAGCGGCTCGTGGTTGACGATCTCCTCTCTCCCCTGGACATCTTCCTGCGGGAGGCGGCAATGGAGGTTCGGCGCCTTGCGGCTCAGGCGGGGGGAGGAGAGGAACATGAGGGCTGATCTCGCGTTGGCATTTCAGTGTACCAGGGATCCCGAGTTGGCCAAGCTGATGAAGGCTGCCACAACCTCGGAGCTTGAGCTGTTTGGCACAGGGGTGGCGTGTGCCATGAGACTGCCCAAGCATCAATACCGCGAGGGCGCCGCCTTCATACTCGAGGCCCTCCCGGTATGGTTCCCTGCCATCAAGAAGGCCGAGTCGCGCAGGCTCTTCCTGGACTACGGTCTGTTCCTGGCCCGGCAGTGCGAGGGGCAAATAGCTCGCGGCATTATCCCGGGTGGTGCATCCGCCATGCCTGACGTAGAATCATAGGAGAGGACGAAATGGCACTAACACCGGACGAGACGGCAGAACTCGAGGGGATACTGAGGGAGATGGGTCTGATTCCCGATGGGGCTGAGGCTGTTGAGCCCCCAGTGTCTCTACCGGGAGCAGGAACGGGGCCTACTGTGGAGCAGTCGGTCGCCTGGGGACAGGCACTCGACGCATTCCAGCTGGCTTGCGATCAGGGGAGGGACACGTTGATCGCCCAGGGCTGTCCGGAGCATGTGGCAGCACTGCTCTCGCGCAACATCACGCTGTTGATCATGTCGCAAATGCTTGACGGTGAAAGTTGACCCATAAGGGGCTGTAAATGGCTGCACAGAAGATAAAGCGCCCTTTGGACTGGGATGTATCATGGGCTCCACTCGCTAAATACGGTTGGGAGACACAGCGAGCATGGTGGGGGTTGGTTGAATATGCTTTGATGGGCGAGGATCGCAGTTTGCCCGATCTTTGCCTCAGGTTCCGCGATTCCCCCTCTCCCGCCCCTACCAGGGATGGCACCGTGCTGAACGCCTGGGCCAGGAAGTACTTCTGGCCAGAGCGTGTGGCGGCCTTCGATCGTGAGCTGAAGCAGCGGGACATCGAGGAGTATGTCACCGAGGATGCCGAGGCCAAGCGGCAGCGACGCCGCATTGCCAAGCAGATGCTGGACGTGTCCGAGACCCTGAACTTTCGGCTCGCAGAGGTAGTGGCCAGGAGATTGGCCCCTCGTGAGGTGGCAGGCTACACCAAGGTGGCTCTGGACGAGAGCCGCCAAGAGCACAGCGGGCACACTGAAGTAGTGAAGCACGAGGTAGAGGTAGGGGTAGATCAGGACCTCGCCACTCTCTTGAGGCAGTCGATCGAGGTGAGGACGAAGCCCCCGCAACCTCCGAGTGAGGAGGCGCCTCCCGAGGAGTAGGAGATGCCCGGTCCAGAGTGGGAATACGTGAGTGCCCTGATGGACGAGGCTCTAGACAAGGCGGAGCAGGCGGCAGCCAAGACGCCAGGCGATTGGGATGCGGTCCTAGTATTCCACCCAGGACTCTCTGGGCAGTTGTGTCTTGTGAATACCGGCAGGCGCCCCGTTACCATACGCAGTTGGGAGAGTGACCTCGAGATGCTCAACGCTCTGCGTGACTATGTGGAAGACTAGGCGGATCCGTGTCCATGCACGCTCACTTTTTGTCTGGCTGGCCGAACTACTAGCCGACATCTCCACTACGCTAGCCCAGAAGGCCAATTGGGTGATGGACGTAGCGAATAGGATTGAGCCTGGGAAGCAGATGGTTCGGTACGTATCGCAGGGCACGATGGAGTTCTGGCTGGACTTCAATACGGATGTAGCCAAGAGGCTTGGACTTGAAGGCGTGCCCATCCACGAGGAAGATGAGTGAGTGGCTACCCCCACCTCGGTTGAGCGGGCAGCCGCGGCAAGGACTGCTACAAGCAGCCTTCTGTCCTACATCATCCACACAACCCCCTTCATTGACATAGGCGGCTTCCATCTGCTGGCGATCGACCATCTCGAGGCCCTCGAGAGGGGCGACTTCGATCGTCTGATGATCAATGTGCCCCCTCGGCACGGCAAGACCGAGCTGGTGAAGCGGTTTGGGGGCTACCATCTCGGCAAGTTCCCAGACGACATGCTCATGATCTGCTCCTATGGGGCAGAGCTGGCCTACGAGATCAGCTACGACGTGCGCGCCCAGCTCACTGACAGCTCGTATCCCTTCAACGTCAGGGTGCAGGCAGGCAGGGCGGCTGTCAAGAGATGGGGAATCGAGGGCAGGCGGGGTGGGGTGGTTGCTGCTGGTGTAGGCGGGGCTATCACAGGGAAGGGCGCCAACATCCTGATTATCGACGACCCCGTGAAAGATCGTGAACAAGCCGATTCGCCTACCTGGCGGGACAAGACGTGGCGCTGGTACAGGGATACGGCTTACACGCGACTCATGCCAGGTGGCAAGGTCATCGTGATTCAGACTCGCTGGCATCAGGGGGATCTCTCAGGGCTCTTGATTGATGCCATGCAGAACGTGGTCGGTGCAGATGAGTGGGTAGTTCTGAACCTACCCGCCCTGGCCTATGGGTCTGACGAGTGGCCCGAGTACATCCCCCCAGAATCCAGGCGAGATCCTCTTGGTAGGCGTCCAGGGCAGGCACTTTGGCCTGAGTGGTACGATGAAGAGAAGCTGGCTCGCATTCATGCCACGATGTCGGCGGGAGTTGAGGGCCCTCGGGGTTGGAGATCACTGTACCAGCAGAATCCCACGGCAATCTTCGGTGGGGTGTTCCAGCGCGAGTGGATGGGCCAGCGATTCGCTACCTATCACGAGCTGGACATCAAGCGCATCGGGATCTTTGTGGACTCGGCCTTCATAGAGGGTGTGGCTACAGCCTTCAGTGTGGCTGCCGTGTGGGCAGAGACGCCCTCGGGCTTCGCTCTACTGGACGAGTCGAGGGCCAGGGTGGGCTTTGACGAGCTTCTCCAGATGATTCGGGACTGTTACGAGACCTGGAGGGCTAGGGTGCCCGGGATCATCCCCGAGGTAGTGATCGAGAACAAGGCATCGGGCATTTCGGCCATCCAGGTGCTCTCCAAGGGGCAGATTCCAGTTACGCCCTGGCCTGATCCCAACTCGCCCTCTGAGAGGAAGCTGGCTACGGCAAGCAAGGAAGCCAGGGCGGATCAGGCAACCGTGCCCTTTAGGGCTGGGAAGATCTGGTTGCCACGATCTGCTCCCTGGATTGCCGACTGGGTGACTGAGCACACGGACTTCCCAACCGCGATCTTCAAGGACAGGGTTGATACGACGGGCATGATGGTGTCACGCTTCTACTCTGTGGTCGAGGCGGCCTCGGCCGGGGACCTGGAAGAGCAGGAGTCGTACTGGGCAAACCAGGCACGGGTCAGGGGTTTCTCTACGGGCTTCAGGGGGGGCGAGGATGGATACCTGGGACATTTCAGACGAGGAGGTAGGGGTGAGCAAACAGCCGCAATTGATGATTGACCAAGTGGTGTTCGGGGGGAATGAGCTGATCATCTCCTTTCAGCGTCCTCACGGCCTGGTGAGGTACCAGGTCAAGCTCCTGGGCATGTTCACCAAGATCTCCGAGCCCACGGGGGTGCTGGCCATTCAGATTCTGGCCTCGAACGCGGCGGCTCGTGAGGAATTGCGACAGGTGGGCGCCGAGCAGTACAAGGACATCGGACTGCTTGACGGACTTGATGCCACGGACTGCCCTGTCCTCCAGGAGGAGCAGTAAGCGCAGTTTCGTGCAGTGGAGTGAGGCAGAATAGAATAGGCTGGCTATCAGCGGGAGGTGGGCCTTGACGAAGTACGACATCGGCAATCTCAGGGCCATGGCCCGGACTGATCCGGCATCCCTAGACAAAGACATGAAGAACGCCCTGCTGGCCGCGGCCCTAGAGGACCGCGGTATCAGTGGGGCTCGACGCATTTCTGAGACCGGCGACCTCTCAGACCCCGAGGACCGGGCTCGAGAACGAGAGATCCAGGAGGGCATCTGGGACGGGGACGATCCCGATCGCTTCCTGGGCGACTCGGTGGGCGGACAGCCCTACATGCGCAGGATCACCTCTGCCGCACGGCGCAAGGACCTCACGCCGATGCAGCAGGAGAAGATGTTCAAGCTGGCGGTCTTCCTCTGGGATCGCAACCCACTTGCCGCCAGGGTGATCCGTCGTGCCGTCAACTACGTCCTGGGTGAAGGTATCCAGGTAGTGGCTCGGCACAAGAAGAACGAAGTTCGCAACGAGATTCAGAAGATCATCGACCAGTTCTGGTTCGACCCCCGGAACCGCCTCGATGTGCGTCTGCTGCGTTGGGCTCTGGCTTGGCGTGCCTATGGTGAGTTGGCCTTGAGAGTGGGCGTCAATCCCGTTACCGGCCTGGTGCGTCTTGCCTACATCTCTCCCGAGATGATCACCGACGTGAAGACCGAGCCTGGGGACATCGAGCAGCTCGAGAAGCTCGTCGTCAGGAAGGTCGAGCAGGACGAAAACGGCAACGTGCGAGAGATGGTTGGGAAAACTGAAGATCTCGCCATTGTAGCCACCTATGAGGGCATACCAATATCAAGCGACGAGAAGCTACTCGAACGAACGCCCGGCAGGCAATATGGGCAAGCGTTCTACTTCGCCGCCAACACCCTGCCCGACATGGTGCGAGGGCGCTCGGATCTCCTGGCGATCGCCGATGTGCTGGATGCCTACGATCAGTTCATCTGGACCAGGATGGAACGACAGGCGATGCTCCTCGCGTTCGTTTGGAGCATCGAGCTGGCGGGGGCAAGCAATGAGCAGATCGACGCCTGGATCAAGAAGCACAGGAGTACTCCCCGTCCGGGCTCACTCCAGGTCCACAACGAGAAGGTGAAGTGGAATCCTGTCTCACCCACCCTGGGAAGCAGCGAGGGCCTGCAAGAGAGCGACCTGATCATCAACTACATCGCCACCTCGCAGGGAATGCCCGGGATGTGGTTCGGGCGCGAGCAGGATCCCAACAAGGCTAACGGCTCGAACCTGACAGGGCCCACGCTCAAGGATCTCACTTGTCTCCAGAACGAGTTCAAGGGGCTGATCTCCCGACTGCTGATGTTCGTGCTGGACGTGGCGATTCAGCAAGGGAGGCTCCCTGATGACCTCGATCTCCGACAGAGCTTCGACATCCAACTCCCCGACTTGTCCCAGAAGGACATGGCCCTTACGGCCACCACGCTTGCTACTCTGGCCAACGCCCTGACGGCAGCTCGCACGGGCCAGATGATTGACCTTCAGACCTCGCAGGAGGTGTTCCTGCTCGCCCTAGCACCCACGGGGATCGAGGCAGACATTGCCGAGGTCAGGAAGCGCATCCAGCAGGAGACAGAGGACGCCGCCGCCAAGCAGGAGGAGGAAACCGAGAAGTGGTACCAGCAACAGGCTGCGTACCAGCAGTCTGCACAGCCAGCACAGACAGAGGGCGAGGCAATGCCCGAAGAGGAGTACACTGGCTATGACTAGTGCGAGCCAGGCGGGCTTTCTTCTCCTCGAGCACCCAGGTCATCCTGACCAATCAGTACATGCACCAATCAAGCGGGCCGCGCGCGCGGTCAAGCGGGTGCGCGTCAAGTTGAAGGATCCAGCTCGGCGGAAGGCCTACTTGAACGCTGCCGGTCGCGGTGCTGCGGAGGGGTATCTGAAGGGTGCCGCTCACGCCGCCGCCCTGGGTGCTGGTGCTATGGCGCTCCGTGGTGGACGAATGACAACCGCCGAAGATCTGATGGGGGGGGCGCTAACCGGAGCCTTCTTCGGTGCTCCGGCAGGGGCCTTGATCGGGGCGGGGGCCGAGATGCGCCGAGAGAACCGCAAGCGAAAGCGAGAGAGGGTCAAGGAGTCTGGTGTGAACCACCTCGATATGGCAAGGGATCTCCGCTTGGATCTTCTTGAGCATCCGGGGCACCCCGATCAGTCTGTGCATGGCAATCGGCAGACCACGATGTCAGGGGGGCGGATTACTGGCTCAATGAGGCGCAGGGCGTTTGTGCGTGGCGCGGCAGAAGGGGCGTGGGCCGGGGCAAAGCTGGGTGCGAAAACAGCAGCCATGGGAGCTGTGACCGATGTTGCTATAAACCTCGCTCTTGCCAAGGTGACGGGAGGGTCGGTTGGCGTCAAGCAGGCCTCGCGGCTACTGAAGTCCAACGTGCCCGCCGCTAAAAAGGCGGTGACAAGGGCGGTTGTGTCAGCGACGGTTCTTCATGGTATGAGTGCGGCGGTGAGAGGGCCAGACGACATAGCGGGTGGTGACCTCCGCTCGCGGGTCAAGGATTATGCGCGTTACTCCAAGATCCAGCGCATGAAGGCCGAGCGGACGATCAGAAAACTTCCCCCCGATCAGCAACGGGCTGCATTTGAGAACTGGACGAGGGCGTCTCAACGCGAGATCCTGGGGGGATTCGATGCTACCGGCAAGCTGACATTCACCAACCGCGGTACTACGAGAGGTGTTGGGCCGAGTTATGGCTCTCTCCTGACGGGGAAGGCGCAAAGAAGCAAGGCCCTGAGTCACGTACACCCAACCAATGCCGCGAACTATCTCTCCTCTGGAGACATGGCCGCCGCTTTCAAGGTGGGAAAGGGAATAGCCTCCGTAACTCCCGAGGGAAAGAGAGAAGAACTTAGAGTGACGGGGGGCGCCAAGGGTCTATGGCAAGGAATGGCGGCCAAAAACGCAACAGCAAGGTACGATAATGAGATTCAGCGGCGAGCCTGGGGGACCAGGGAGTATGTCACGCGCGGAACGCAGGTGACGAAGCGTTCTGGCGGCTCCGGGAAGATGATGCGAGGCCATCTTGCCGCAGTGGCAAGGGAACACAAGGGTCACGAGAAGACTGCCAAGACCAGACTTGGCAAGGCCTATCACGCCAAGAGGGCCAAGGGCGCCTTGGAGCTAAGGGCAAAGGTAAGGGAAACCGACATGAATCACCTCGATGTGGCAAGGGGCTTTCGCCTGGAACTACTCGAGCACCCAGGGCACCCGGACCAGTCAGTTCACAGCCCGGTGAAAAGGGCCGGGCGCCCTACCCGTGGATCTGGACGCACGTCTCGCGTTGGCTCCATGAAGCAAGGTGCCAGGCGGGTTGGGGGCAGGCTCAAGCCCGGAGAGCACGCGGGCAACGTTGCTCGCATTGCCAAGGGCGCAACGGCTGGAGCGGTACAGGGAGCTGTTACCGCGGCGATCTTCGCTCCATTCACTGGGGGTCTCTCGGCGGCATCAGTTGGTCGGCAGGCCTTGGCAGGAGCACTTGTGGCCGGGGGGGGGAAGGCGGAGGACATTGGTTCCCAGTACCGCTCGGGAGGGCGCAAGCTCAGGCGCGAGGCCCGTGGTCGGGTTACCAAGAAAGCGCAGAATCGGATCCAGAAAGCCGCCGCAAGGCAAGAACGCCGAGGGTCGGCCTATTCCACCCTGGGCACGGTGACTAGAGTGGCGGGCTATGGAACGGCATTTGGCTTGGATCGCCCGCTACGAAGTGGTATTCGTGGGGCTGGGGCGCGCGTGGGTGCGGCGCGGGTCAATCGAGGCGCGGCGGGTCGAAGGCACACGGCTACCGGACCAACGATCGGCCTGGGTAAGGGTGGCTATTGGGTCAAGGAGAGTCGCGGGGACCTCCTTGAGATCGGAGTTGCTCCTTGGCAGGAGGGCAAGCACAAGCGGGTCGGTGGGAAGTTTGCCGCCAAGAACGCCGGGCCTCCGGGTGCGCCAGCCGCTCCCATTGCTCCCACCACGTTCACCAAGCCCACGGGAGTAGCAACCGTTGGCCCCATGAAGCCCACGGCCATGGCGAGCCCAGCTCCAGCACCGGCTGGCCCTCGCCCCGGAGCCCCCCCTCCCGCATCAGCGGGCAGGGGTGGCGTGCGTCCCACCAAGAAGGGTGGGCGTGACGCGGGAGGCAAGGGGCGGCCTGCTGGAATGCCTGAGTCCAAGAACAAGGGGAAGAGTCGATTTCGCGCCGGAGAAAAGACCAGGTGGAAGCCCGGGGATCCGGTGCCCACGGGGAGAGGGGGAAAGCCCATGCCTACCAAGAAGAAGCCCGTTGTGAAAAAGGTGGTAAGGGAATCCACCGACATTCTTGAGCACCCCGGGCATCCCGACCAGAGCGTCCATTCACCTATCAAGAGGGCGGGAAGGGCGATTCGTGGCGCAGGGAAGGCGCTCGGCAACAAGCCCAAGGTGAGACGCGCGAAAGCCACCATCCGTGCCGCTGGCAAGGTGAGGAGCGCGGGTCTCAAGGCGAGCAAGGTGGGCTACAAGGCGGGAAGGACTCTTGCACGTTCACCCATCACGGCCGTGAGGACCGCGAAGAAGGGTGCCGGGCCTGCCGTTGCCTACGCCTCCGACATCAAGGGAGCCGCCAAGGCAACGAAGGGCATCAAGCAGCAAGCGGCCCGTGAGCTGAACAAGACCAAGTGGAGCGAGTTGGGCAAGACCGTTACTCGCAAGCAGAGTCTCAGGCAGAATCGCGCCAATGTGAAGGCCAAGAAGAGGGAACTGAGGAAAGAGGCCGGGCGCAGGGAGCGTGCGGCTTGGGGAGCGGCGCTCAAGGGTCAGGGTCCCCGGATGCAGAAGCGCCGAGTCAAGGAAAGCGCCATGGACTTGCTCGAGGCCGCACGCGGATTCGAGAGCGGGATGTGGCTTCTCGAGCATCCAGGGCACGCGGATCAGAGCGTGCATGGCAGCCGTGGCACGCGACTCAAGGGACGCATCAAGAGTGCCATCAAGTACAAGACGCTAGCCAAGCAGTTCAACCCAGACAAGACCAATCGGGGTTTCCAGGCGGGATCCATGAAGGTGGGCGGCAAGAAGGTGAGCGCCAAGGAGTACAACGCCGCTACGGGGATGAAGGGGAGTGTTCATACGGCACAGTGGCGCCCGGGGGCGGCGTATCAGAAGGTAGTCTCGTATACCCCGAGGGGTAGGGCCGAGGCAGAGGTTCCCGACTACTCTCACCGCGTACATCGGGATACGAAGGTGGCTGTAAAGAACGAGAACCGAAGACGTTTCGCCAAGAAGAAAGCATAGGAGCAATGCCATGACTGTGGATCTGCTTGAGGCCGCCAGAAACTTCGAGGATGAGCTTTATCTCCTTGAGCATCCGGGGCACCCCGATCAGAGCGTCCATTCGCCCGTCAAGCGGGCGGGGGGGGCGATCCGTAGTGGAGCCCAGAAAGCTGGTCGCGGGGCGAAGGCCGCGGCAAAGGTCGCCCTGGGCGTACACCCCAAGCAGAACGCGGCGAGAAAGGAAGCCTGGGGCAATCTGGCCAAGAGGGGGAAGAAGGCTGGTCGCGGGGCGAAGGCCGCGGCAAAGGTCGCCCTGGGCGTACACCCCAAGCAGAACGCGGAGAGAAAGGAAGCCTGGGGCAATCTGGCCAAGAGGGGGAAGAAGGCTGGCCGGGTGGCGAAGGCCGCGGGGCGCGGGGTGGCAGGTGTTATGCGCGCCATGGGTGATTCGGCAACGGCAGATGCTCGAGCACAGAAAAAGAATCGCTCCAACTAGGAGTAGCAGACCGTGCCCTACAAACTGAAGGGCAACTGTGTCATTCGAGCCGACACAGGAGAGACGGTGAAGTGCCACAAGACCAGGAAGAAGGCCCTGGCCCATCTGGCCGCCATGGAGATCCACATACACGAGGCGGTCGGGTGGGTTGAAGGCAAGCACCCAAGAGACGATGTTGGGAGATTTGCCTTTCTCCATGGGGGTCGAACTGTAGACTCAACCCGCCTCTCGCGTTCGTCTATCAAGGACGGGAGGTTGCTAGGGCTCGAGCATCAGTTTGCCACTCCCGCGGCGGCCAGGAAAGAGGCCATCGCTGATCTCCAGCAGGTGGCCAACCGCTCCCATGGAGAGTGTGCCTACTTTCTCAGTGGCAATCGGATCACAGCCCATTCCAAGACCTCCACCCCGGGGAAGATCCACCTGGGTACAAGGGATGAACTGATGGGTAAGGACGTGATTCACTCACACCCGCATGGAGTTGCAGGACTCTCACCCGCAGACATGTGGGCGTTCTCAACGGGGGGTATGAGATCCTTCTCGTCCGTAACAGCGGACGGAACTGTAACCGGAGTGCGTCTCAAGAAGGGCAAGGATCACCCCGAGCTGGGCGTTGCGGCCACAATCGGTGGGAGAATGGCGGAAGACGTAATGATCCGCGCGCAGTATGAAGTGCAAATGCGAGGTCTGGGCACGCATCACAAAAAGGGAGGGATGGACATCCCAACCCCTGAGGCTAGCAAGGAAATCTGGAAGTCGTTCACAAAGTACATGAGCAACTCTGCCGTCCGAAATCCGGATGGGTCCTTGGTCAAGGTCGGTGACTACTACGAGTTCTTTGGTGGATGACATGAAACCACACCGGCAGCCACCCATTCGCCAAGAAGTTTGGGATGTGGATGGGGGGGTCCCCCCAGCCGAGATCGAGATTGACGAGAGGGCCTTCGTGGGTACCTACGCGCCCCGCAAGAAAAAGAAGACAGTGCATGAGGTGGCATCTCCCATGCGACTGCCTACTGGGCGTGTGCTGCGCAGAACACTTGTTCTACTCGAGGCTGGTGGGTACAACCCCTACAGGGATCGGCTGGGGCGATTCGCCTCTGGTCCTGGTGGGGGTTTTGGGGCAGGCTTTGCGGCGAGTAGAGGCAAGCCCTCTCGATTTGGTCCCATGGCCAAGGCTGCCCTCAAGGCGGCGCAGGCGGCCAAGGTGGGCAAGTCGTGGAAGCAGATGACCAGCCCCAAGTACCCCACTGGCAAGAGCGCCACCACCCTGAAAATCGCAGGGGGAGGGGTCTATCGCACTACTCGAGGACAAGGAGCCGTTCTGCCAGGCAGTCGCCTGACACCCAACCAGGCCAGGGCCATTCGCACGATCATGGGCAAGCCCAAGGTGCAGTCCGCAACTCGAGCTGGACGAGCGGTGCATCGTGGGGCAGTGATTGGCGGGATGAAGACCGGCAAGGTGGGCCTGAAGGTGGCCAGCAAGGCAGTCGCCGGAGCATCCGAGGCCCTTGGTGGCGGATCCTCGGTGACCTCGAACATTGGCCGCATGACCGGCAGGACTGCGGGCAAGGTCCTGAGGACGCGCAGTGGGAAGATCGCCGTGGCAGCAGCGGCGGGCGCCGGGGCTGTCTACGTGGCGGGTCGAGTAGGAACCAAGTCTGCCCGTGAGCAGCTCGATCACTCCCAGAAGATCATGTACGATCGCAACTCGAGGATCGCGTGGCGCAAGAACCAGGAGATCCTGGGGCGCAACGGCAACAAGATCAAGCCTGGCGATGAGGTCAAGGTTGGGCCAGGCAGAAAGACCTACACCTACCTGGGCGGTGAGCAGCGCCGTCAGGGCCGACTCTGGACGACCAATGGCAAGATGCTCGTGGCGGACAAGGATGGCAACGTCAAGTCCGTCAGATACGCCACCATCATGTCTGGGGGCAAGCGGTCCAACATGGACTCCAAGTTCGCCATGCAGATGGCCGAGGATCACAGCAAGGCCACCTGGGGAGACAAGCTGGCCAAGCGTCACGCGGTTTCCGGGGTCAAGGCGGCGATCAAGTACCACATCATGACCAAGCGGTCCTCGCGCCAACGAATCAGGAAGGAGCTGCGCAATGACATCCGGAACCTCGGGCGGTCCTCTCTGAGGGGGGCTGCTGCGGCCAAGATTCTGGGACGCCTTGAGTCTCAGTTCTTCTCCAAGCAGATGAAGCGCCAGCGGGACTGGGCTCCTCGCCCTACGGCCAGAGAGAGGAATGCCCGCCAACGGGTCGCTGAGGGCAGGCCTCGTCCCAGGAAGGGGCGGCGCCCCGGGGACGAAGAGCTGCTTCAGGGCGGCTTCAAGAATCCGCGGCACCACTACGGGCCACGCGCATCCTGATGCCCACACGACGACGGGCTCGGCGTGCCACTCGCCTTAGGCGTACCTCGCAAGAGGTCGCCTTCGAGGCAGAGATGAACGCTGCCCGCAAGGAGATCTTCACCACGGTCAATCAGACCAAGGCCCAGGTGATGGTCACGCTCAAGGACACCCGTAGTCTAATCGACCACGAGATTGCGCGGATTGGTGGGCCTGTGGGCCGTCTGGGCCCAGGCGAGCTGGCCGCCGCCCAGACAGCAGTGGACGTGGCCATTGTGGACATGGAGCGCAGACTCCAGTTCGCCATGCGGACTCACTTGCAGCGCATGTTCGGACTCGGGAGCGCCGCGGTGGATCGGGGGGTACAGAGGGCTCACCTCACGGCCGTGCTGCCAGCTATCGACACGGCTCAGGTCGAGATGGCCGTGGCCAACAGCCATCGGCTCGTGTCTGGTCTCTCTCAGCTCTCGCGCGGGCGCCTACACGATGTGATGGTGCGCGCCACCCTGGCCAGGCAGACTCCGTACCAGGCCATGCAGCAGATCGGGGACCTCTTGCGCGAGGGCGGGCGCGGGACTCCTCCAGGCAGACTTGCTGCCGAGGCAGAGCGCATTTACAGGACAGAAGGCCTGCGCACTGCCAATCTGGCCAACTACGCCCGGATGGAGCAACTCGCTACCAGGGTGCCTGGCTCCCACAAAAAGTGGATTCATGGAGGCGGGGGCAGGGATCCCAGGGAGCACCATGCCAGGATGAACGGGATGGTCATCCCGATGGACCAGGACTTCATCCTGGTGGACAAGAAGGGGCGCAGATGGAAGGCATTCGGGCCACATGACCCAGGCCTGCCTCCTGGCGAGGTGATCAATTGCACTTGTACTCTGGGCATGGTTTTGCCCGGCTTTAGAACCTACGACTTGACACATGGCACCAAGCAACTCAGAGGGCTGCGCCGGAGCGCCATCCAGGCTGAGTGGCAGGCTACATCAATGGACCCAAGGCTCTCGCCTGTTATCAGCGCCCTGGACAGGGTGATTGGGGGAGGCGTTGAAATCCCGTAACGACAGTGGGGGCTTCGAGGTCTTGATTGAGTCGCACGTCGGGATGGCCCAGCTGGTGAGGTGCCCTGACTGCAACGAGGCTCTCGCCGAAGTAGTGGATGAGTACAGGGGGAGAGGGGTTAGGATACGCTGTAGACGGTGCAAGAAGAAAACCCTGCTGGTGGCTGCTGAGGACTGGTAGTTGGTGAAGTTCGCTAGGCATGGGTAGAATCGAGCTGGGAGTGGGCCATGGCCAATGACAAGCATCTGATCCTTGAGACCGGGGGAGTGCTACTCGGCCCCTCTGGGAAGAACGGCTCCAAGTGGCGAGTGACCCTGATCGAGGAGGGCATCTCCAAGAACAGGCGCTACTACGGTGGAGACATGCTCGAGCGGGATGCCAGGATGTTTGATGGCTTGCGGGCATTCGTGGATCATCCCACTCCTGAAGAGCGGCAGTCCCGCCCCGAGGGCTCGGTGCAGCGGCTGGCAGGTTGGTACGACAACGTGGGAATCGTCAACCAGGGCGGGAAGCGGCGGGTTGACGCGGATCTCAATGTGATCAACCCGGAGCTTCGTCAGACCATGCTGAACGCATGGGAGATGGGCCGCCCGGATCTCATCGGCTTCTCGATCAACGCCTCGGCCACCAATCTTCGCCCTGCAACGATTGGGGGGCAGGTGGTGGAGACCGTTGATGGCTTTCAGACCGTCAGATCGGTGGACGTAGTGACGATCCCTGGTGCAGGCGGGGTTATCCGAGCAGTTCTCGAATCAACTGGAGGCACTACCATGGCCGATCCCTTGACGGCAGAGCAGATCAAGGAACTGGTCGAGTCGGCGGCGGCTAAGGCGGCCGAGGAGGCAGCTTCGCGGACGGCTGAAGCGTTCCGCGCGGCCCTGCTCGAAGCCGTTGAGGAGGCCGAGGAAGGCGAGACCGGGGATTCCGACACCGACCCCGACATCCCCGAGGAGGAAGAGGGGGACGAGGAGGTCGAGGACGAGGACGAAGACGAAGACGAGGAAGGTGAGGGCGAGGAGGACGAGGGGTCGCTCGACGACGCCGTGGAGGAAGCCCTCCGGCCGGTGATGAAGCGCATGCAGCGGCTCGAGAGGGAGCTGTACGAGTCGGCGGGCATGCGCTACATCGAAACCTCACTCGCCGCGAGCACCCTCCCCGATCCCTTCAAGGAGCACGCGCGCACGCGCATGGTCGAGCTGCTCGAGGCTGGGGCGTTGACGGCCGACAGCGGCAAGAAGATCGTTGAGAGCACGGCAGAGTTCGCCGGGAAGGTGGCCCCCGTGAATCCGACTGGCACGCCGGGTACGGTTGTGACCATGGGCAAGGACGAGTGGGATCGCTACCAGGCAGGGCTCGCCGTCATGCTGGGGGCGCCCTCGACCGCCGAGAACCGCGGTTTCGGCTCGATCATGGAGGCGTACTACAACTATCCCGGGCAGGACCGCCGCTGGGGCGGCTTCTCGGCCCTGGAAGTCTTCAACGCCCTCTCCGATCCGGGCGCCAACCGCCGCATCTACGACTCCGAGCTGGACGCCAAGCGGGTGCAGGAGTCCGTGACCACGGCGACCTTCGGGCAGCTCTTCGCTGACGTGATGTACCAGCGGATGATGAAGACGTTCAGCGAGATGCCCTACCGGGACTGGACCAAGCTGGTCTCCCAGCGTGAGAACGTCACCGACTTCCGCTCGCGGCGGTGGATCCGCTGGGGGATGTACGGCAACATCCCCGCCGTGGGACAGGGTGCGCCGTACCAGCCTCTGACCACGCCTGGCGACGAGGAAGCCTACTACTCGATCAGCAAGTACGGTGGGCTCGAAGACCTGACGATCGAGGCTGTGACGATGGACAACCTCGGCCAGCTGCGCCAGATCCCCGAGAAGCTCTCCTACGCTACCGCGCGCACGCTGTTCGAGTCGATGATGGACCTCGCCACCACGGGCGGCCTCACCACCGTCACCACCTACGACGGTGTGGCCACCTACGCCAGTGGGCACACCAACCTGTCCACCTCGAACACCTACCTCCTGAACCCTGACGGCCTGGACTCGGTGCAGCAGGCCATGCGCGCGCAGGTGCCCTACGGGGCTCCGGCGACCGAGTACCTGGGAAGCCGCAACAAGATCAAGTACCTGATCGTTCCGCCTTCCTACGAGTATCGGGCCAAGGCGTTCCTGAATCCGAGCGACAAGTTCCAGGCCAGCCTGGTTCCGCTGGACGCCAGCCAGAGTTCCGCCGTGCTGCGCGACCTCGGCGCCTTCGGGACGATCGACCCGTTCGCCTTCGCCAACCAGGGCATCGAGGTCATCGTCTACGACAAGCTGACCTCCAACCACAACGTCTACGTCTTCGCCGATCCGAACCAGCCGGGCATCGAGACGCTGGTGGTCGGTTTCCTCAACGGCCGGGACACCCCCGAGCTGTTTGTGCAGGATGCCGGGACCAACGCCGGGTCGGCCTTCACCGCGGACAAGATCACCTACAAGGTGAGGATGTTCTGGGGGATGTGCTGGCTCGACCACCGCTCGGCCTACTGCATGCAGATCACGTAGTCGATCTGCGAGAGGAGAGACGACCATGCGTTTCCATGACCTCATCGGGACCATCAGCGACTGCATTCCGTGCGCCGCGCAGGGAGCCGCCGACGCCACCAGCTACATCGGCATCTGGCGGGCGCCCTACAAGTGCCGTGTCACGGCCCTGGCGTGGGTGCCCTCCACGGCGTCCACGGGCAACACCACCAACCACCGCAACTTCAACGTCGATCTCGCCGCTGGCACCGAGCAGGCGAACGTGGACTTGACCACGGGAGTCGATCTCGTGGCGGGTACCGCGAAGGCGATCGCCATCACGACCACCGCGGGCTATATCAACCTCGAGGAGGGAGACACCCTCCTGCTCGAGAGCGAGAAGGTCGGCAGCGGTGTGGCCGTGGGTCTGGGGTCCTGGCAGATCACCTACCAGGGCAACTAGGGGAGGCGGCGCGATGCGCTACCACGACTTCATCGACACCATCACCAAGTGCGTCATGGTCCCGGCTCAGGCGGCTGATGCCCCTACGGCCTACGTGGCGATCTGGCGCGCACCCTACAAGTGCCGGGTGACCGGCCTGGGGTACGTGCCGATCGCTGGGGTCACGGGGCAGGACACCGAGAGCCGGAATCTCAACGTCGATCTCGGCAGCACCAAGGCCGAGCAGGCCAATCTGGACCTGGAGGCGGGTACCAACCTGACCGCCAAGGACGACAACGCCATTCCCATCACGGTTGCCGCTGGCTACATCGACCTCGAGGAGGGGGACACCCTCATTCTCGAATCCGAGTTGGTGGGGACCAGCGGGCTCGCCGTGGGGATTGGCGACTGGACGATCACCTTCAAGGGCAACTAGGAGCGATCGGTGACCACGAGTCCAGAGGCGGACATCCTAGCAGTACGGCGGCGCATCAAAGACACGCATGCCTCGCATCCGTTTCTGGACGACGACGACATCGACTCGGCCATCCAACTTGCCGTTACCGGGGACTACTCACGGCACCGCCCGAGAGAAGTGGTGGTTGATGAAAGTGGAACAGGGACTCCGTTCATCTGCCTATCGGATCTCGAGGAGTGGGAAGACAACTTCTCTCGGGTGGTGTCCGTCGAGTATCCCGCCCTGGACATAACCAGCGACACGGGTCCGCCACAGTACCTGGACCCGGTGAACGAGTGGCGCGAGTACGACAACGCCTCGAAGCGGTACCTGCACCTTCGCACCACTACGCCAGCGGTAACAGACACCCTTCGCATCATCCTGACCAAGACCCACTCTCTGTCCAAGGGAGTGGCGGCCACCGAGTTCACGCCGGTCAGCATCACGATCGCGGATCCGGCTGTGCTTACTCGCTCGGACCACTTCTTGGAAGATGGCGATACGGTGAGGCTCTCTACCACAGGGGCGTTGCCCACCGGACTGACCGCGGGCACCACGTACTACGTGGTCAACTCCACCAACGACACCCTACAGCTCGCTGCCACGGAAGACGGCGATCCCATCGAGACCACCGGCACACAGAGCGGCGTCCACAGCATGACCGTGCTCTCCGGCGAGGGCGAGGAGGATCGGGCCGCTGACACCATCTACACCCATGACAAGAACGCCGTCCTTGATCTCGCCGCCTCCATCGCTGCCCTCATGGCTGGTGGTCGAGCGGCTCACAGTTCCGACCCCGGACTGCGAAACACGGGCGTCAAGACCGATCTGACCTACGATCAGTGGCTGCGAATCTCGGATGAATGGCGTGGGCGCTACATGCGCCACATGAATCGCAACCCGGATGGCTCTGCCATGGCAGAGCGTGAAGAGTTCGTCGCCGAGATTACGGACTGGGATCCGCTGCCCGCCTCACAGACCGGCAGCTGGTTGACGCACGAGCGCAGGCGGACGTACCAGCAATGATCGTCACCGAGACCCTTGATGTGCGCCCACTTCAGCTTCTGACTGGTAGGTTCACCGGCCCCGAGCTGGCACGGCGCGTGACCCTGGCCCTCGAGGACACCTCTGCCAAGATCGCCCTCGACGCCAAAGAGGACGTGAAAAAGGACACCGGGGCCCTCGCGGCCTCGATTGCTTGGGATACCTGGGGGAACTCCCAGGGCGTCATCTGGGGGAAGGTCTACTCCCCCCTCGTCTATGCGGCCAAGGTGGAGTTTGGGACTCCACCAGGCGGGGAGCCCCCGGCAGAAGGCGAACTGCTGCGCTGGATGTCGCGCAAGGGGATACCCGAGTCAGCCGAGTGGGCCATCAGAATGAAGATCGCCACCAAGGGTATCACTCCCGCCCCCTTCCTGCGGCCCGCCATGGTCGCCAACCGAGAGTACTTCTACGAGAGAGTCCGCTACTACCTGTTCACAAAGGTGGTCTAACATGTCGGCAGTGGATCCGTGGTTGGAGATTGCGGGAACTATTCAGGATGAACTTGAGAAGATCGAGGACATTGGCGTAGTGGTTGCTGGTCACATTTATGTGCAAGAATGGGCTGATTTTCTAGAAACGTATACCAGCACTATTGATGGCGCGAGTGTAATTCGGGGTTGGCAGATAGTTGAGCCGCAGGTTGGTGATGGTTATCAGACTGAGCTTCAGACCTTGGGTAGCACCATGCAGCTTGAGGACACGCTCTCATTCTTCATCCGTGGCTTTACCGAGATGGGTGATGACAAGGACGCCTCGCAGGCGGACTTCAGGAACCTGGCCTGGGAGGCGAAGCGGAAACTTGATGCGCTGGTTCGGTTCACGCTGTCGGACACCGGGCTTTCGGTTCCGCGGAGTTACCCAGCGGCTGGGCTCAGGGTAGTACCGATGGTATTCCACAACGTGGAATGCTGGGGCTGTGACATGACCAAGCGGGTGCGGATCCAGCGCACCGAAACAGCAACGGGGAGTGTGTGATGTATACGATCAGCTATCTCGATGCGACTGGGAACGTTGGCGGGGCCAATGGCGGCACGTTGCACGGTGTGATCCTGACCGGGGGCAGCGACGCGGCCACGCTGGTGATCAAGCAGGGGGGCAGTGGTGGTGCGACCATAGCGACCATCAAGGCCGCGGCCAACACCACCGTGGTGTGTCCGAACATTCACGGGGTCTATCGGGGCCAGCTGCACGCCACGTTCACTGGCACGAGCCCGGTGGCCACCTTCACAACCGGGATCTAGGGGGACGCCATGAACCTGTCGCTCAAGGAACTGCTCGATCGACTCGACCACTGGCTCAATGAGCATGGTGGGTATGAGGCAAACCACGAGTTCAGGGTCCTGGTTGAGGCGATGCGCCGGGGCGAGATCGCGCTGGGCTCGCAGGTTCGGGCCACCAAGTACCTCTTCGAGGCGCGTGATCCACGGGGCAACCTGAAGTGGGCCGAAGAGTGCTGGAACCTTGTTGTGACCGTGGGTCTCAACGACGCCCTCGACAAGCACTTCAAGGGCTCCAGCTACACCGCGGCATGGTATGTGGGCATCACCACGGGCTCCGACACCTTTGCCGCCGCCGACACGATGTCTAGCCACGCGGGCTGGACGGAGTGTACCGCCTACGATGAGGCGACTCGCCCTGCGTTGACCCTGGGAGCGGTCTCGGGTGGTTCTGTGGACAACTCTGCCTCGAAGGCCCGCTTCACGATCTCGACCAACAGCACGGTGATCGGCGGCGCCTTTGTGACCACCAACAACACCAAGGGGGGCTCTACCGGGACCCTGTACGGTGGCGCCGCGTTCGCGGCTGGCGACAAGACCCTGGACGACAACGACACCCTGGACGTGACAGTTACTCTGACAGCCACCGCGAGCTAGGGGAGAGTCGGCCCGTGGGCTCGCGCCGGATGTTCTCCCCCTCCAGCCTGGGGTTCATAACGGGGCAAAGCACTACCTATGCGACGGCGCGATCGACATCGACGGCCTGCTCCACCACGGCGTGTAACTTCGGGCAGCGGAAGCTAGGATCGACCTACTACTGCTACCGTGCCTTCGCCATATTCGACACGTCCAGCCTCCCGGATGGTATCACCCTCACGGGGGCGAAACTGTGGTTCAGCGTATCCACGGACGGATCGACAACGGACTTCGACATCGAAGTACTCGCCTGCACCTGGACCTCCGCGCTCTGCTCCAACACAGAGGCGAACTACGATGCGGCTCTTGCGGGGACAACCATCCTCGGGTCACTGAGTACGTCCGGGCTGGGGACCGGCTGGAAATCCGTTACCCTGGGTGCGAACCTCGACCAGATCAGTCTGAGCGGCAACACATACATCGTGGTCCGAAGCAAAAACGACTACGACTCCACCGCTCCCACGGGTGACGAGTACATTGCGCTTACCTCGGGCACCCCAAACGTCACGCTAGAAGTAGAGTGGGATCAAGCCTCCCCGACCCACATTTCGATCCCCGCCCTGTCAGGGAATGACATCGGGTTTGCGGCGGGGCAGAACGTGACTTACGCAACCGCTCGATCAACCTGCACGAGCTACGGCGATAACAATCAAGACCTCGGGCAGAGGGTTTCGACAGGTACGTATACGGTCGCAAGAGACATGGTGCGATTCGACCTCGCGGGCATCCCGGACGATGCCGTCTATACGAGCCTCACCATGTATATCTATGTCAACAGCGACAGTACGACAACGAACTTCGACCTCCAGGTAGTGGCGGTTGCATGGACGCCTCCAAACTCTTCCAACTACGAGGCGAACTACGATGCGATCCTCGCCTCAACCACCGTACTCGGGACGCTGGCGGCAGCGAACTGGGGAGTCGGGTGGCAGAGTATCAGCCTCGACATCACCGGCCTGACAAAGACGGGCTACCTCTACCTCGGGATGAGAAGCAAACGTGACTACGATGGGACCACGCCAACCGGGTATGAGTACATCGGCCTGACCGGGGGGAGTTCCACGGGGCCGTATGCCGGGGGGAAGACGCCCTACGTCGTTGCGACCTACGCTATGGCCTACAGCGATAGCGTTACAGTGGCTCGCTATCACGCCACGACCCCGCTTGGTATCTGGGTTGTTGCCCAGACCGTAACCCTGGCGCGAACACTAGTGAGTGCTACCCAGAGTTTTGCCGCCACCCTGGCTCTCTCCGTGCTGGCTCGCCTACATGCCACAACGGCGGGGACCGTAGCAGGCTCATTTGCAGGCCACACGCTTGCTGCCCTTCGAGGGCTTGTTGCAACCGCCCCTCAGAATCTTACCGAAGCCATCACGCTGGCCCGTGCGGCTGCGCACGGGGCGGCGGGAGTCGCGGGGGCACTCACCACTCGTGCTCTGAGCACAATTCGGCAAGCCGTTGCGGCGGGAGTCGCCGCCACTGAGACCTCGCAGACTCTACCCCGGGGGATGGGAGTTGCCACTCTTCATCTGATAGGTTTGCAAATTGGTGCCATGCTGGCGAGGCTGCATGCTGTCTCGGTTCTTGGAATGACGGTGGGGGGCTCGGCTGTTACAGCCGGACGAGTCCTGAGTACCACTGTGACCGGACTTGCGTCAAGGATCCTCGGGATAACCCTGGCCCGACTTGGCACAGTGGAGGAATCGGGGGTCGTGGGTGCCCTTGCCGGAGTCTCGCCCGCGCGCAAGCTCTACGTCACTGGTGCGGCATTGGCGGTGAGCGCGGGAAGCGCCACGCTCTCCAGTCTCCGCTCCGTGACCACCAGCGGGATCGGGCTACTCGTTAGAGCCATAACCCTAACCAGAGCCATGGCCGGTGTCGTTGTGCCATCGGTGGGAATCCTCCAAGCAGCTATCATAACTCGACTGCATGGCGTTTCTGCGTTGCGTCAAGCGGCGCAAACCGGCAGCCTTGGACTTGGCCGCCTTCTGCGCGCGGCAGCCCGGGGTTTCTGGGGCCTTCGCATCACCAAGGACCAGTTCGACTTCACGATCTCGAGTCCAATCGAGTTTGCCTTTGAGGTGCCAGCCAGTGGTACGCTCGAGTTCGAGGTGGGCATGGAGACATTCACATTCGTGGTGCCCTCCACTCCGGAGCTTACCTACACCATCCCGGCTCCGGAGCTTACCTACACCATCCCGGCCCCGGAGCTTACCTACGAGATCGCTTCGGTACCGGAAACCGAGTTTACAATCCCCACCATACCCGTGCTAGAGTATGAAATACCGGAGGCCTAGATGGCACACGACATCACGATGTATCGCGGAGATACCTTCGAGTTCGATGTGGTGTTGGCCAAGGAACTGGGAGGCTACTACGACCTCGAGGACGCCACGGTCTACTGCACCGTCAAGACGGCCGTCGATGGCGACCAGGCCTGGCAGAAGAGCGGGACCGAGGGGGGCGTCACTGACGGCATCACTTTCAACACGCCCGCCACTGATGGCGTGGTGCATATCGTCTTTGAGGCGGATGACAGCCAGACCGAAACGGTACGGGACTACAAGTGGGACGTGGAGTTTCAGCTGTCCTCCGGCGAGGTCATCACCGTTCCGCGCACCGAGGCCGGGGTCCCCGAGCTGGGGGACCTCCATCTCATCGGGGAAGTCACGAGGCCCGCGCCATGAAACGCTGTCGAGTATCGGGCACGATCAAGGCTGTCTCTGGGACAGCGACGAAGCGACGACTGATCTTCAGACCGGAGCACGCCGGGGTTATGCCTGGCGAGGGCTACGTGGCTCAGGATGATGTCATCCTCACCACCGAGGCGGACGGAACCTTTGTGGTAGCCCTGGTTCCCTCCGCGGTTGTGGGAACCTACAAGGTCATCATCGGTGAGGCGTCTCACAAGATCAAGGTGCCGACCGCACAACAGGCAAAGCTCGAGGATCTACTACAGGAGGCTTAGATGGGGCAACGAAAGTGGATCGTGGACCGGGAGTTCGAGGTTGATGGGGTGCAGTTCGTTCTCGGTGAGGAGTTCCCCACCAGCCGCCTCAAGAAGGAGATCCGCGAGTACCTCGTGGATCGGAAGTGCATCCACGCCGAGGGCGGCGAGGAGCCCGAGGAGCCAGTCCCTGACGAATTGCCCGAGGCCGAGCCCAAGCCCGAGCCAGCGGCTAAGAAGCTGTGGGCCTTCGGCTCCCAGGAGGTAACGTCCAATGGGTAAGATCTCGTCTGCCGATTGCGGTACTCTGTACGCCGGGGGCTACAACCTCCTCGGATTCTCCACCACGCTGACGTGGACTGTCGAACTCGGCACCGAGGAGGCCCACGTCCTGGGCGACGAGTGGGTCTACCACGACTCTACCAAGGTCAAGACCTGCACGGTGCAGCAGAACGGCTTCTTCACCGACGATGAGGCCGGATCCAACGCCGCGTTCACCGACATCATGAACGGCGAAGCCCGAGTTGGTGGCTTCTTCGGGATGGGTGGCGGGGGTGCGCTCGGCACCATCGTGAAGTGCTTCGAGGGTCTGATGCTGGCCAGCTTCGAGATCCAGGCCGAGCGCGGGGGGTTGGCCAAGGCCAACGGGTCCTTCGCCTCGGCTGGCTTCTGCAAGGATGGCTACCTCCTGTGCCAGGACGCCGACATCGGGACGGGTGGAGACGAGGCCGTGGTTCACTCGCTCGGCGCCGCCACGACCTCCGGAGGAATCGGCTTCCTTCAGGTCGTGAACTACGATCCGGATGGCGCCACCGGCCTGGTGGTAGTCATCAAGGAGAGCACTCACCCGGCTCATGCCGTCTGGACCACCATCGTGACGTTCACCACGGTGACCGCCGATTTCACGTCGGAGGTCAAGGAGGTCACCTCGGTGGCCGTGGGTACCTGTTTCAAGGTGAACTGCACCTGGAGCGGCTCCCCGGGTGGGGATCAGACCGCGGAGGTTGCAGTGGCCTTCATTCGCACACCGGATCCCGCGCCGTAGTTCGTGCGGTTCGCCAGCGGATCATAGAATCTGCCTAAGCGCATACGTCGGCGGAAACCCCGCTAGGCTTAGGAGAGAATCTCATGGCAAAGATCAGCTCGGTTGACATCCAGATCCTGATCAGTACCACTCAGGGCGGGGCGGCCACCACCGACATCTCTGGTGAGGTGTTGTCGTGGAACGGGCTCCCCGTCGAGGCCCTGACCGAAGAGGCTCACGGCTACGGTGATGACTGGGTGTTCCACGCCGCGGTAGGCATGCGGCAGATGGGGGACATCACCCTTCAGGTGTTCACCGACACCACGGCCTCGACGGCCTACGACATCCTGAACGACGCCCAGGTGGCTGGCGAGCACCGGAAGATCAAGATCGTGCTCGGCAGCGGCGGCCCGTACAAGGAGGCCGACGTGTGGATCGCCTCCAACAACACCGCGGCAGAGCGCGGCGCGCTCGTGAAGTCGGAGTTCACCCTGCGCCTCGCGTCCGAGGTCACCGAAGGCTAGTTGCCCCACGAGGGTAGGGGTGCCGGTGGGAGCCTCTGCGCCACCGGCACCCCAGGCCGCGTGCAGAGGAACAAGGAGCACACACAGTGGATCCGGAAGATGGGACTGGTGATGGCACTCTGGCGTTCAAGACCCCCAAGGTGAGGGTGCGCTCGAAGCCACCCGCGCGGCGGGTGCCATGCGACGGCTTCACCCTCGTCGTGGATGGGGAGAAGTACTACCCCCATGTTGGCGAGTGGGTCGAGTTCGTGCCGGTCATTCAGCTGGACACCCTGCTGACCGCGATGACCCTTCAGGGCCTTCAGCAGCTCGACCTCGGCTCGGTAACCGCCGAGGAGGCCGCTGAGGTCGAGGCCGCCTTCGACAAGGTGACCAAGGATCTGGCCCGGGCGATCCTGCGGTGGAGCTGGACGAACAACGACTCGGAGACCTACCCAGAGCACCCCACCAAGGAAGTCCTGCGCACCCTCTCGCTGGACGAGATCATGTGGCTCGTCGGAGCGTCGTTCACCGGGAAGGCGCCGGAGGAAGAGGTCGAAGAGCCCCGGGGGGAAGGCTCTATCGACTAGACCAGTTCCTTGAGGGGGAGGGAGGAGCGCCCCCACGGAACTGGCTGGTCAGCCTTCTGCTCGAGGAGTTCGGTGTGGTGGCGGTGAAGCCGCTCCGTGATGCCGGAGTGGACTTGGACATGATGACCCTTCTCGACATCCTTGACCTTCGCGGCTACCGGGATGCCAAGCGGGCCATCAATGATCCAAACATCAAGATCGAGTCGGTGCCCGTTCATTGGCAGAAGACCGTCATGGGCGTGAAACGCAAGCAGCTCCTCCGGGCGCGCGAGCGAGCGGCCTCCAGAAAGAGGAGACAGCAGCGCAATGAACGAGGAGCAGGGTGAACTCGCGGTCATCCTGAAGTTCGTTGACCAGGGAGTCACCCAGGGTCTTCAGCAGGTCCAGGTCCAGTTCGGCAAGCTGGGCGTGGGCTCGGCTCAGTTTGCCGCCAAGACGCAGGAACTCCAGGGCAAGCTCAACCAGCTCTCGACTGCATCCCGCGTCTACGGCGATGTGACCTCCAAGCTGGGTAGCGTCGTCGGAGTGTTCAACAAGTCTACCGGCGAGTCGATGAAGGTCGTCGGTGGCTACAGCAAGAACCTCGGCGAGGGCGCCAAGGCTGCCGCGAACATGGCAGGAGGGATCGGCACTCTCTCCAATGCCATGGGGAGCTATGCGCGCGAGACCGCGGTGGCCAACACCGCTACGGCCGAGGGCCTTCGCCGGGTCCAGCTGTTCTCAGAGGGTACCACCCAACTCAATACGGGCCTGACTCAGGGGGCCAGCCTGGCCGGTAAGTTTGCCGATGCCCAGTCTCGCTCGGGTCAGGCTCTTTCTTCGTTCTCCGGCTCGGTTGGGCCTGCCATCGGGGGAGTTGCCCAGCTCACCGGGGGCGTGGCTCAACTCGGCCAGGGTTTCATCCTCTTCAATCAGTACGCCAAGATGGCGGGTGATGAGGCCGTCTCTGGTGCCGCGAAGTACTCCACGCTCGGTGGGGCCATGCAGCAGTCGGGCCAGGGAGGTGCCCACCTCGCCAGCGGACTCTCGATCGTCGGCAAGATGGCAGGTATCGGGTCCAAGGGGGTGGCCACCCTCGGCGGCACCTTCATGAAGTTGCTTGGTCCCATCGGAGCCATCCTCTCTGTCTTCGGGGCCCTCGGCGGGGCCATCAAGACCGTTGCTGACGCCATGATGAAGGGCGAAAACGTCACCCTCGCCCTTGGCAAGGCCGCAATCCAACTCGGGGTCGCCATCGGGATCGCCGTGGGGATCATGTCGGGCGGACTCTCCGCTGTGATCGCCATAGTCGTTGCGGCCCTCATAGGCCTGCTGAAGATCCTGAAGAGCGTTATCGACAAGTTCACTGAGTTTGGAAAGCGCCTGACGACTGACTTCGTGGGATTGAGCAAGGACGCGGTGGGGTCCGTCACCGACATGGGCAAGAAGATCATCGGGGTGGTGGACTCGGTGATCAAGCGGATCCCCGGACCCGTCTCGCAGGCCCGCAACACGATGGTGATGGCGGCCCAGGGGGCCTCTGCGAGCCTGAAGTTGATGGGCAACGTGGCGAACACGGTGACGGGTGGCATGATCGGCCTGGCTGTGGCGATGAAGAGCCAGGACTCGATCATGAAGTCGTACAACCTCTCCATGGGCCAGCTCGGACTCAATGGAGAGCAGATGGTGAAAACCATCTCGAAAGAGGCCATGGGTCTGGTGTCCATGACGGACATCATGGAGAAGACCAACACCGCTACGGCCCTGATAGGGACGAACGCACTGAAGTCGGCTGGTACGGTAGACGAGACCATGGCCCGGCTGGTGAAGATCTCCATGTCTGCCGCTCGGGCCACCGGGCAAGATGTGGAGTACATGTTCTCGTCGCTGATCACGGGTATCGGTCGCGCCTCGCCGATGATTCTCGACAACCTCGGCCTCTCGCTCAAGCTGGGCACCGCCTATGATGAGGCAGCCAAGAAGCTGGGCAAGTCCGCTACGGCCATGACGGACGAGGAGAAGAAGGTTGCCCTGCTGAGCGCGGTCATCGAGCAGGGCGAGAAGAAGGTCAAGCAGTACGGCATCTCGAGCGGGGGTCTCTCCACTCAGATCCAGCGGCTGGGCGTGACCTTCCAGGACATCGGCTTCAAGCTCTCGCAGACCTTCATGGAGCCCGCGAAGCAGCTCTTCGCCACGCTGAACCTCCTCGCGGATCAGGTCAGAAAGATCGTTCCTTTATTCGAGTTCATCGGCAAGATCTTTCAGATGATCCCGGCCCCCATCATCGAGGCGT